AAAAACCATAGTATTATCAACCAAACAAATGTTTGAGGGTGGTAAAATTAAAGTTAAAGGTAATGACTACAATAAAGCTAGGGAATATGAAATTGAAACTTATTATAAATCATCGAACGGTAACAATAAATGGCAAATTCCAATCGTTGATCCAATTCAATTTGAACGGGATGATATTCTTCCGATAGATTCTTATTTATTAGGTCTTGGATTAGGTGACGGTTCGTTCAGACAAAAAAACATTAGATTTTCGGTACATAAAGATGATTATGACGATATGTTTGAGTCATTTCCATTGAATGAACATAAAACAAGGATTAATCAAAGGGGTGGGGGTATTAATGTTGGTACTTCATTGTATGATTTAGGTATTGAACATACGCGGTCTCAAACTAAATTTATTCCAGAAATATACAAATATTCATCAATTGAAAATAGGTTAGCAATTCTACAAGGATTAATGGATACTGATGGACATTGTATGTTTAATGGAAGTGGGAAGTTTTTAGGGACTGAATTTTGTACTGTATCAAAACAACTATGTGATGATGTTGTTGAGATTGTTCAAACATTAGGTGGTATTGCTAGAGTCAAAACTCGTATCCCAACATATACACATAATGGTGAAAAAAAGAAAGGTAAGTTAGTATATAGGGTTAATATTAAATTACCGAAGGGTATGAACCCATTTAGATTAAAACGAAAGGCCGAAAGGTATGTTGAACCAACAAAATACCCAACTGGTAGATATATTAAAAATATTGAAAAAGTTGGTTTTGAAGATAGTGTTTGTATTTCTGTTGATTCACCAGATAAATTATACGTCACAGAACATTGTATTGTAACCCATAATACAACCTCAACAATTATATCTGCACTTGAAACCGGGGCTAAAAAGATTTTAATTATATGTCCGGCATCTTTAAAAATAAATTGGCAACGTGAAATTGAAAATTATTCAGATAGAACCGTATATATTGCAGAAGGTAAAAAATTTTCAAGTGAATCTGATTTTGTTATAATTAACTATGACATATTAAAAAACTTTCACGACCCAAAAAAGAAAGAAGAATCCACAATTTTAAATTCAAATTTTGATTTGGTTATTATGGATGAAGCACATATGATATCGAATCCACAAGCACAAAGAACAAAGATTGTAAATAATTTATGTGGTAAAGTTGAAAGAGTTTGGTTATTGACAGGGACTCCAATGACATCAAGACCAATGAATTATTATAATCTTTTAAGTTTAGTTGAAAGTCCTGTTGCTGCAAATTGGATGGCTTACGCAAGAAGATATTGTAATGGATTCCAATTTAGTGTTGGAAAAAGAAAAGTTTGGAATGTAACGGGAGCATCAAATTTAGATGAATTAAGAGAAAGAACTCAAACACATATTTTAAGAAGATTAAAAGAAGATGTTTTAGATTTACCTGATAAAATTATAACACCCGTTTATTTAAGATTAAAATCTAAAGACTATGAAGAACTTATGGGTGAATATTTTAATTGGTATGATAACAACTCAGAAGAGTCATCATCTTTAACAATTCAGTTTGGAAAACTAATGAAAGTTAGAAAAGTGATTGCTGAAGAAAAAGTAAAAAACACTATTGAGTTAGCAGAAAACATTATAGAGCAAGGAAAAAAAGTAATCATATTTACAAACTTCACCGACACTTTAAAAACAATATATGAACATTTTGGAAAACAAGCGGTTTATTTAGATGGTTCATGTTCAAAACCTCATCGTCAAAAGGCGGTGGACGATTTTCAAGAAAACGACAAGATTAAAGTTTTCGTTGGGAACTTAAAGGCTGCAGGTGTTGGTATTACTTTAACCTCAGCGGAGGCCGTTATTATGAATGACTTATCGTTTGTGCCTGCAGAACACGCACAAGCAGAAGACAGATCACATAGAATTGGTCAAAAAAATTCAACATCAGTTTACTACCCACTTTTTGAAAACACAATAGAAGGTGTTATATATGATATCCTTAATAGAAAGAAAAAAATAATATCTACTGTGATGGGTGATGGTCTTATGGAAGACGCATCTGCTATTGAAGAAGTGTTAAATATGATTTCTCATAAGAGGTGATATTTATATATTATGGACATAGAAATTATTTACCCTGATGGAATATCAAAAGAACAAAAAAAATTAGTAGAAAAATTTATTGATTTTTTAAAAAAGGAATATCCTCTTAAAGAAGATATTGTTATTGATTTTATGACCAAAAGAACTGGTAAAATGACTACCGGTAGTAGGACTGACAAACACAAGCTTAAAATTTTAATAAAAGATAGATTAAATAGAGACATACTTAGGACTTTAGCTCACGAGTGGTCACACGAATATCAAAGGACGGTACAAAAAAGAAAAAAAGGACCTAACATCGGAGGTAAAAATGAGGATGATGCAAACGCAATTGCTGGTGAAATTATGAAAAAATTTGAAAAAAGTAATAAGTCTTTATTACCGAGAATATATAAAATGTTTACCGAACAAATTAATAATTTAGAATTATTACTACAAGTAGAATCTTTTAATAATACACAAATTATTTCTGAAATAAAAAAAATATCTATTGAAAAATTACCATACGAATTCGATGAATTAGAAGATTTTATCGATTCTGAAACAATGAAGACCCACTACACAAAACACTACAAAGGGTATGTTGAAAAGTTAAATGGTGAGTTAGAAAAAATAAAAGGTAAAGATTTAGATTTAGAGGAGATAATATCAGGTATTTCTAAATTCAATAATAAAGTTAGAAATAACGGTGGTGGTGCTTTTAATCACGCACTTTTTTGGAAAATGTTGTCACCAAAAAAAACCAAATTAGAAAACCCATTACTTTATAAATTAGAATCAATATTTGGGTCATTTGATAAATTTAAAGAAAAATTTGAGGAGGAAGCAAAATCAAAATTTGGTTCTGGTTGGGTTTGGTTAGTACTAACTAAAGCAAATAGATTAAAAATCGTAACGACCCCAAATCAAGACAACCCTCTAATGATGAGTGGTAAAAATAAATCTTATCCTTTACTTGGGTTAGATTTATGGGAACATGCATATTATCTAAAATATAAAAACGAAAGGGACCGATATATTCACAATTTTTGGAAAGTCGTTAATTGGCATTTTGTTACAGATCTTTACACAACACAAATAGAAAGAAACAAAGCACAATGATAAGATATTTATATAAAAAATATTCTTATGTCTACATCAATTATTTCAGAACCACATAGAAGTAAATTATATAAAAGAATTAGAAATCTTTTGGGTGCACCATTAAGAGGTGTTGAATTGGAAGATGAAATGATGGACTCACTTTTAGAGTTGTCAATTCAGGACTATTCACAACATGTTAATGATTGGTTAATTGAAACTCAGTGGTCATCTCTTTATGGTTTAAATCTTGACGAACAATCACTAACAAAGGCGTTTATTACAAGAAGTTTGGATTGGGAAACTCAATATACGTATGCCTACTCAAAAATTGTTGGATTACAAGCCGGCGGTGATTACGTACTACAAAAAGATTATATTGATTTAATACCAAACCAACAAATTTATGAAATACCTGCGGGTAGAGAAGTGAATGAACTTTTATGGTTTGCACGTTCAGAACTTGACGCGGCCTACTTTGACCCGTTTATGGGTGGTTTTGGTGGATTCGGAGGTATTGGTCTTGGTGGTGGTGCCGGTTTTTCACAAATGGGGACAACAGGAAATTATTTTATTACACCAGCGTTTGATATTCTTTTAAGAATGCAAGACATACAAATGAAAAGAAGAATTATAACTGGAGATTTAACATATAGAATAACAGCACTTCCTGAAGGTAAAAAGGCAATACATTTATATAACGTACCTGGTGGTAAATTTGACTTTGGAAACATGAAAAGAAATGACTACAAAGTTTGGTATTGGTATTACGATACTTTTGATAGAGAGGACTGTTTAGCGAAAAATCCTGATGTTGTTAGATTACCTTCCGATATTCCAATAGACGAAACAAGATGGGACGAATTAAATAGTCCCGCACAAACTTGGGTTAGAAGGTGGTTTACTGCATATTGTAAAGAAACATTAGCGAAAGTTAGAGGTAAATATGGCGGTAATTTGAAAACACCTGATAGTGAATTGACTTTAGAATGGCAGAGTTTGAATACCGAAGCAAAAGATGAAAAAACAATTTTGTGGGAAGAATTGAAAACAAGACTCGAAAGATTAAGACCCGAAAAACAGTGGGAGATAAAAGGAGCAATGGCTGAAAATATGAATAAGGCACTTAAATTTAGACCATTTACAAGTCCGTATAATATTATATAATTTTTCATGGCAGTTTTTAGAACCGTATCATCACAAAGAATAATAAATGGTAATTTAATTGAGACTTCAGATTCTGCAATAGTTTCAAATTCAACATATGAAGTAAATGGTGAATATGTTATAATAACAAAAGGAATATCAAATTGTGAAGTAATACTTAATGAAAACACAAGTGACCATGTAGTTATAAAATCTTTAACTAATACAATCGTAAAGACCAACAGATTAATAGATGATGAATTTAGTGAAGTTGAGTTAGGTAAAGGTTCTTGTGTTGAGTTTAAATACGTAAATGGTGGTTGGTATATCTTATCTTCAGATGGTTTAAAAAATTCTTAGTCAAATACTAAAGACATTAAATCCCCATCTTCATCAAATTCATATATTTCTTCATTATCTATTTTAACTTTTTTAACTCTAGTCTTCATAAGAATATTATTTTTTTCTACATATTCGTTATCAACTAATTCTAAAGTATTTTCTAAATACATATAATAAGGGTCGATACCTGTTGATTGCCAAAATTCTAATTCCATATCCGATAAAGTTAAAACCTCATCTAATTTATCTTGGTCTTTTTCTTTTTTAGGTGTGCCTCTATCTAATTCAGTTTGTGCTTTAGTAAATATTGGTCTATCTATTGGATCTTCAATTAATATCTCATCTCTAATTTCAGGTTTAAAAACAACAAGTAATGGTTCGATTCTCTTGTTAAAGGCGGCCATGTATCTTGCAATATTGTATTCACCAAGTAAGTCAGGAGTTTTTTCTATATCTTGCTCATTAATTAGATAACAGTTCAAAACTATATCATCTTCATACTCAATAGGTAAAGGTTTACCATTATTTGTTTCATAAAGAGAAACTTCTTCTTTCGTTGATTTAATTTTTCTTGTCTTTTTTTGAACGTCCCCATGTGATTTCTTTTCACCATTATTTACATAATAAACAGTATCACCTAAACCTGGACTAATACCGGCACGTATCAAAAGTTCCATATGTGCTTGACGTGACATAGAGTTTCCTGCCTTTGTTTTTTTAGTAACATGTACCCTGTAATCTTCTACGGATTGTTTTACACGTGCCTTATTTGCAATTTTAGATAATGGTATTTGTCTATTAAAAAGTTTTTCTACATACTCATAGTAGAAATCTAAAAATTCTGACCCCTCACCATCAAGTAGCATTCTTAACCCTTTGTCCAAAAATTCTGCAACATACGTTTGTAATTTTTTAGATTTGATGGTATTTCCTGTAAGTTTAACCTTACCTTTATCTGTAAGAAGTGCGTAGTTTTTTCTTGCCACATTTATTGTTGAAGGCCAAAGACCATCAATATCAAGACCCATTTCGTTTCTTAAAAATAAATCATTGTATTCTGCAACATCAGCCTCAGAACCCCAATACCCTTTATCTTTTTCCACTAAATCATTAAGACCTTTACCTATATAGTGGTGAGTATCAACATCATCAGGTGTTTCAAAGTTTACACCATCCGTGTCCATTACAAGAGGAACATAACCTTTACTCATAAAGTACATAATCATCTGTCGTAGATATTGCCTACCGGTACACGTAATCTGTTCTCCCATGTCCATATCACCCCAAGGGAAGACTTGAGGTGCTGATAATGATCCAAAGAAGGCGTTGATAAAGATTTTAATTGGTAACTGTTTCCTGTCGTATGAGACAGAAAGTTTCGGATCCGTTTTTTTAAATTCACCTGCTAAGTTTTTATATTTTATACGAGTGTCCCTAAAGTATTTTAACATACTTTTCATCGCACCTGTTACGTCACATTTAGGAAACACATCATGAACCAACTGAATAGAAGGATAGAGTGATGAGTAGTCAAGTTTTAATACGTTCTTCGAATAACCGACTTGAAGTAGTCTTGAAAGACCTCCTGTAAATTTTCTTTTTGGGAGTTTTCTTGGGATCGCTAAATTATGTTTATATGACCAAGCACACATAATCATTTTCCATAAAGTTGCAGTACCCATAGTTGAAAGTCTTTCGTATGTTGTTGGTACAAGTTTAGACAACAAAAAGTTTGCTTGATTAAACTGTTCGTCAACAATCATCGTTTCATATAAGTCATCATCAAGATAATTCTCAATTATTTTTGAACCATTTGTTTTAAAATATACATCATCCCTTCTTGAACAAATCTCATCTATTTTAGAATCAAACCCTACTTTTTTGTAGTTTCCATTTTCTTTGTTCATCCAATACTCATGGTTATCAAAATATATTTTACCAATCTTATCACCTTCAACATAAACACGATTTTCTTTTTCTGCTTCAATAAATTTTGTAATGTACTTCAAAGACCAACTCTTGATGTCTGAATTAATTGCCTGTGCTCTACGAACCGCATGTGCAATATCAATAATATTGTAACCCCACATTTGAGTTTGTGTGTAAGGTTCCATTTCATTTGCTAACTTTAATATTCCTTCTTTTTGTTTTAGTGAATAATCAGGATTTAAAGTTTTTGCAATCTTTTTAATGTTAAGTTTTAATATTTCTGCACGTCTTAAAATAAAAGGAAAGTCAAAGAATGCCGAGTTGTAACCACCAACAAGGGAAGGTTTTAATTTATCAATTGTTTCAAAGAACTCAATGATCATTTGTCGTTCTTCATCTTCATTTTGTGCGGATAATAATTTAATAAAACCACGATTGTCTTTCATTCCAATTAGAAATATTGAACACTTATTTGGATCTAAACCTGTGGTCTCGATATCGAATACAAACCTATGTATTTCATCATATTCATCAAACCCTTTAAATAGTCTTTTACTTTTTTGTATTAGGTATTGTTCTACTGGTGATAGTATTGTTATACAATCAGAGTTATCTCTACCCCATGGATCAAGTCCTCCACCCTTGAAAAAATTTACAAGATTTGAATATGATTTTGTGGTCTTAACAAAAAAGGTAAGTCCTGTCTTTAATCTTTCATCTCCATGATCTTCTAATTTTTCTATAATGATGCCGTTTTCAGACATTGCCTTTTTTTGAAAGTCTTTATTACCTTTATAGAAATTCTTACTACGTAAGTCACCAACCCAAGCAAATGGAACAAATGTATCCATTCTAAGAAGTTTACCTTTGATTGGATCTTGAATTACTTTAAATATTTTATCTGATTTGTAATCGTATTCTAACGCTACGATATATTTTTCGTCGTCTTCGCCATGTAGGAAGCGTTCAATTTCTTCTTGTGGAACCATATTTGTATATTTTAAGTTTGGTATATTAGCTGTTACACATTGGTAACATTTACCTTCGTTTTAAATATAAGAGTAAAATTTACCCATGTCAAATAATATTGATATATAAATTTTCTCTAATTGGTCCTATTAATTCTCCGTTTGATAATTCAATTAAAAATTCTCCGATGTATCTTCCTTTTTTTTCTGTATCTTTTCCTCTCCACTTGTAGTAGATATAATATTCTCTTGGTGAGTCGGGATTTCTTCTTTCTTTTTCTGTTATATATGCTGGCCTCATGAATATTTTTTGAATTCCATCATTTTCACTTTTCATAGAAAACCTAATGGTTGCATTATCAAGTATAGAATAAAAGTCTTTCCAAGAGTCAGTTCTCCCGTCTCTTACGACATCCATTTTCAAAATGGGTAAATTACTATTTTGTTTTATAAAAAATTCCATTTATTTTTTTAATAAATTAAAAAGTTCTTGTTTTCCCCTAAAGAAATTGTTTTTGTTTTATTAAAATCTTCTCCTGTTACGTAAATTGTGGTTTTACCATTATTTTGTTGAATTATTCTTCCCATTTTTTACTTTATAAATATTTGTAATATATAAAAAATTATATTTACATTTTTTATTTGATTTTAATTAAGGTAAGCTAAATTTTCTTACAGCACGCACATTGGCCGTGTAGCTCTTAGAGGCGTTGCTGGCAAACCCATTGACGAAGTTGAAGTACCACGCAGTGCTGTTGGAGTCCTCCGCACTACTCCAATAGGCATTATAATCAATTTGAGTGGCTGCCTCAATTGCCCCATAACTACTACTACCAAATAAAGTTCTATTTACATTAAATCTGTTTTGCCATAATAAACTTAACTCATCAATAGCCGGTAAATACCAGTCTGTTTTGCTATTATTAGTTGAATCTAAACACAATTTAGCTGCTCCACTTGTAAATCCACCTTGTCCTACTATTGCATTACTATTTGAATTTCCATCCCATGTGCTTTGAGCAGTTGAACCAATAAACGTAGTAGTTACATTGCTCCAAACAGATGATGTGTTCAAATCAGCGGTATCAACAACTAGATAGTTTTCATTTACACCATCTAAGTATCTATGAAATATTACTCCTCCTTGTGATGGGACATACTCACCAATTTCATAGGTGTAACCTCCACCACTAACTCCCGTTAAATTAGAACCATCACCATAGAGTGTTGTTGCACTTATTGTTGTCGCACTGATTGTTGTTGCTGTCAATCCTTGTAAAGATGTATTTCCTGTTACAGTTAAATTTCCATTTACAGTAAGTCCTGTTACGGTATTAATTGTTGCTATTAAATTTGGTTGACCTTGATTTCTTGATATTGTAAATACGTTATTTGAATATGTGAATGCTGATGTGAACGTATCTGCAGTTACGGGTAAATTCTGATATGTTGTTGCCGATATTATTGAAGATTCTATATTTGTTTGACCTGTTAATATGCCATTTTCATAAAATATTTTGTGATATTAATAAATATACTTAAATTTGTATTATGCAAACATTTCTTCCGTATTCCGATTTTATAAAATCATTAGAGTCATTAGACAACAAACGTTTAGGTAAGCAGCGTGTTGAGGCTTATCAAATTATTTCAGCAATTACAGGTAGATTGCGTAAAGATGGTAAACCATATAAAGGTTGGGTGTCTCACCCTTGTTCTATCATGTGGAAAGACTATGTAAATGCACTTAGACAATACTACAACGATTGTATTGATGTTTGGAAAGAACGTGGATTTAAAAATAACATGGAATACGAGACAATTGAAGGTGAATTTGTTTTGCCACATTGGTTGGGTAACGAAGAGTTTCATTCGTCTCACAGAGCAAATCTTTTACGTAAAGATTTTGAATATTACACAAAACATGGTTGGACTGAAAATCCTGAAGATCCTTATGTTTGGTTAGATGATAAAGGTATGTGGTATAAACAAATAGTTGGTTCTAAAGAACGTGTTTTTTTTAAACCTACCACGATGTTAGTCCCGTAAATTTTACCCAAGAGGTATTTGTTTTAACATAAAAAGAATTGCCGCTCCAACTCATCGAACCAATAGACCCTGTTGGGTCTGTGGATCCTGTTGGAACGTATGTTGTTTTAAAAATGAAATCATCCGTGGTTGTTGTAGTTGCAGATATTGTTGTTGCTGTCAATCCTTGTAAAGATGTATTTCCTGTTACAGTTAAATTTCCATTTACAGTAAGTCCTGTTACAGAATTTATTGTAACAGATTTTGTACCCCCTGTTGGGTTTGTTATTGTTAACGTATTTGCAGAAAAAGTAAGCCCGCTAACCCCCAGACTTTGTAGATAATATAAATTATTATCCATTTCTTGGAATGTCAGTTTGGCGTTTTTTGCGTCAGGAGGTAATATTCTTGTAACTAATGGCATTTTTTATTTTATAAATATAATGTTTATTCAAAATAGAACTCATCAACGTAACCTTCAGGTAAATATCCATTCGTGACAAGACAATCAGGACACCAAAAATCTAAAAGATTAAATTTATTTTTTAACACTCTAAAATTATGTTGTACTTGTGGAGACCCTAATGGTTCAACATACATTCTAAATTGAGATATACCACCCATAAATGTTCCACCAAAATTTTGTTCTAAAAGTATATTTGTTGGAAGTCCTGATAAAGTAGTTGCCGATAAAATATTATTTGGAAAAAGTTCAGGATCTTGTGTGTAAGGACCATTTGGTAATGAACAACCTGAAAAAATTAAATGATCGTGTAACCCTTGCGTACCTCCACCAAATGATAGGTTGAAGGGAACACCTACTTGTTTTTCTTTTTCTGTGTTTAATTCTCTTGGAATAATTTCTTCGAAATCTTCAATTACTAAAAACAAATATCCATTAACATAAAGTTTTAACGTTCCTAATCTATAGTCCAAATCATCGAACCATTTTTTATCAAAACGTATTTCATGTATTTTTCTTTCGGGTGTAGAACCAAAATGTGTCTCAGGTGGTGAAATTAAATTGACTGACTGACCATCTATTGATGATTGCGTTGTAACAACTCTTAAATCATTTAATCCCCCTAAATTTAATAAATCACATTCCTCTATTATTTTATACCTTTCGAATACCGCACTTATCATTACCCACCTTTCTTTATCGGTATCACCACACTGTAAACCACAAATATCATATATTGGATCTGATAAAACTTCTGTTATTGTGTATCCTGTTTGAAATGTCACACCTGTTGTTTCACAAGTTCCTGTTGTAACACAATCACCTGTAATTTTTATGTACTTAATACCAATACGAGGATTCAAAGCACAACCGTCAAATCTTAATGATATTGCATTTGATAAAACATCAAACTTTGGATCGGTTTCAGGTAAAGGAACGTTTTCTGTACTTGCACAACCACAATTACATCCGGTGTTATGTATTGTTGTAAATCCACTACTTGGGTAAACTTTTATACAATCTGAATTTGTAATGCCCGTATTTGAACATCCACAAGTCTCAATACAAGTTAAATCTTTTGTATTTCTTGTATAACCTGTATTACTTGCAGGTGACCCACTTGCATTATGATAAAATTTATTTTCTGCTCTTGTACCAAAATAAAAAAATGTTCCAGCATTAGAAGGATATTTGTCATTTAAGTATTCTTGTGTTGTACTATTAATAAAATACTCATCAGTTATTCTTGGTTTTAAAACCATTTCGGCAGACCAACCCTTATTCACTCTTTCTGGGAATACTTCGTAGTCGTAACCATTTAATTTATAAAAACCTTGATAAAATCCTCCATATAATTCTTGGTAATATCCAACCGTTGACGCACTTTTTGATACAATATTATAAACAGTTTCTTTCGGTCTTCCTGAAAAACTTATGTTTGGTGAATTAACCAAACTTCTCACAGGGTGCATTTTGAATCTACTATCCCTATAATGTGGATTAAATTTATATGTATTATTAATCCCTTTGATATAATATAAAGTTTGACCAGTAAGCCCTGTAAATAAACCGTTGTCAGTACCAACCAAACCTACATCACAAATTCCTGTATACGCAGTATAACAACTATAATCTAAATTTTTTGGATTATAAAAATTGGAAGAAATTAAAGTATTGTTTGAAACATAATTACCAAAAGTAATATTTGATTGTAAAGTGTTTCCAGAATTGTCTAATTCTATAGTTATAGGTAATCTGTTGCCATCATTTTTTCCAATCACTTCAGTTGAGAATACAACTTCTTTGTCATAGTCTTTTTCATCTGAGGCCAAAGTAAGGTCAAAATATTGACCATAATTTAATTTTGTGGAGTATTTTGGATAATAATAAGAATTAATATTTTGACTTGGCATTCTTTTTTATGATAAATAGTTTAATCGCGGTATTTATAGGTAAAAGACTGAATGAAAACATATAAATATTCAACAAAGGAAAGAGCAGAAAGGGTTGCAAAATCTTTAGGGTGTTCGGGATCTCATTATCACAACGAAGATGGAAAAAGAAAATACATGCCGTGTAAAGATATGAAAACCTTTAAAGAAAAAACAAAAAAAGAAACTAAAGGTAAAGAAGAAGAGGTAACAGAATTGATTGATGATGACGGTACTTGGTTAAGTTCATCAATTCCTATTTTAGATCCGGCATCAAGTTTGCAAGGTTCGACATTTACCGATAAAACAGTTCAACAATCGAGAAATCCAAGAGACCCACTATTAAGAGGTTGGTACGGATATTATGGAGAAGGAAAGGTGGATGAAAGCGACATGGAAAGGGCGTTCGGTTATCATGATACTTTGTTTATGGACTATGATGAAACTGTTGAGTATTTTAAAAAAAAGTTAGGTTTGGACAAAGACTCAGCAATTGAAAGGACGGTACAACAAGGAAAAAAACCTAAATTACACAAAAGAACACCAAAAGCAATTAAAAATAAAAAAGGATTTATTGATAGGTTAATTTTGAAAGAAAAAGATATAGATGAAACTGATGAAATAATTGAAGATATAATATTGAACCGTGATAAAAAAACCGACAACGATTCACAAGTAAAAATTATTAAGAGAAATATCATGTCATTGAAAAAAATGGCAGGTAATGCCGGCATTTCAACTAAACAATTAATTAATATGTTGTCAAGTGAACAAGAATCTATATGATAGAAAGGCGAAACTACCTGATGATTTATTAAAACATTTGAAACAATGTTTTAGTTCTGTTGATGCCGATAGTAATACTGAGGGATATAACAGAAATAAAGAAATAAATGATAGTGGTTATGTGACATACCAACAAATCAAAAGAATTAAAAATTGGTTTGATGGTTATGGGGGTAAAAAAGAAGACGCTCCTTTCATATTAAATGGTGGTGATAGAATGAAAAATTGGTGTGATGAGGTATTAAGGGTTTGGAGAGATAATGATGACTCAAGTAAAAAACATAAATCAGACGCTGGAATGCAAAACCAATATTTAGATTCACATGAAAAAAATAGTTTTAATTTGGCGGACACCCATTCAACCACAGCAGATCAATTATCAGTAAAAGAAGAAATAAAAAGAATAAATAAACTAATAAAAATATTATAATGCCAGTACAATCAGACAAATTAGATTTTTCGCAACCGGATAATAATTTATCAAAAATTGCAGAAGAACAAAGAAAAAGATTATTTCCAAGAAATGACTATAAACCAACCGACCAATATTCATCAGTACATCCAAACGCAATCGCTGATGGTGATGCAAATGGAAAGGGTACGGGAGTATTTTTAGACGTATATAATCAAAATGCAGGATCAAGTGTTGATAGAGCAGAAAGAAAAGACGATCTAAAAGGTAATAAATATTCACCAAACAACCCATACTATACCGTTAAATGAGACTACTAGATAGTTTAAAAAAATTAGTTACTGAAGCGGCATCTTTGGGTGATGTTCAAGACTCTATTAAGAAAAAAAAGATAATTGTTATTTACTACGATGGAAATGATAATGGTGGTAAGGGTTATAGAACAATTGAACCTTTGTGTTTAGGTTACAGTAAAAAAGGAAATTTAGTTCTTAGGGCTTGGGAATCCGAGGGATCTTCTTGGAGTGCAAAAAATAAAGGAAACTTTTTACCAGGTTGGAGGCTATTTAGATTAGATAAAATATTTACATACCAACCAACAATGGATAATTTTATTGACATGAGGCCTAATTATAACCCTAATGGTGATAGGTCCATGGAGAGAGTTTTAATAAATGCGAAATTCGATAACGTTGATAATTTAACATAATATGACAAATGAACAAGATTTGATGCAAAGATTGGCAGTATCAAAAAAAATAATGGAAAAACATGGTGAAATTAGAAGGGGTGACTCAAGACCGATGACATCATCAATTGAGGAGTTTCAACCGTTCAATGCGACTTATAATTTACCTGAAGAATTTTTAACAGAAAATTCATCACCCAAAACTTACCACGATCCTTCACAACCCTTAGAACGGGAAAGAATAATGAATTCAAAATTACCTGATGAGATAAAAAGATTAATGATTGAGCAACCAATAGTACAACCAAGTTCAATGGGTGGCGGCACTGTTCTATCAAATGAGGTTATCGAGGGGGCAACAAGATTAATGAAAAAAGAAAAAACATCAGAAATACCTAATAAACAAATACCAAAACAGAAAATTACAGAAACACAAACATCATCTAATATAAACATGTCTGAAATTAAAAATATAATTAGAGATGTTGTTAGAGACACTGTGAGAGATGTTGTTAGAGAAGAGTTTAAAGATGCTGGAATGATTGTTGAATCAACACAAAACACAAATGAAACAATACAATTCAAAGTCGGTCAGCATTTGTTTATCGGAAAAGTAACAAAAATAAAAAAATTAGAAAAATAAAATCTGTTGTAAGATCAAAAAAAGAAAAAGATATAGTTTTAGAAATAAAAAAAATAGGTTATGATGTAAAACACTCATTAAAAATAGATACTAAAATATGTGACATATACATACCTAAATTAAATTTAATAATTGAATATAATGGAGATTACTGGCATTGTAATCCAAAAAATATAAATCAGATTATTTTCATCAGGTAAAACAAAAAACAGCACAAGAATTATGGGATAATGATAAGGACAAGATTGACTTAATTATAAAAAATGGTTATAATTTGGAAGTAGTTTGGGAACCACATCTAAAAGAAAATCCAAAACTTATAAAACAAATTATAAAAAAATATGACACAAGAGAGTAAATATACTCCGGACGTTCGCAGAAAAATTAGGGTGTTAGTAGTCCCTAGCGATCGCACCGGAGTTGGTTAAGGTAAATTTAGAAGTGTGGACCCCCACGTTATGTTACAAAATAATCATGGAGAAGATTTCCATGTAGACATTGACTACGACACGAAAATTAATGATATGAATTATTGGAAGCAATACGATATTGTTCATTTTCATAGAACTATAGGTCAAGACTATAATCAAGCACCAATTCTTATTCAACGTCTCAACGATATGGGAATTATAACTATAATGGATTTAGATGATTATTGGTTACCAACAAAAGAACATCCTGTACATCAATTAGTTGTGCAAAACAAATTACATCAAAAAATAATGGCAAACCTTAAAGTTGCAAAACATGTAACGACAACAACATCAATATTTGCAACAGAGATTTCAAAACTTAATAAAAATGTTTATGTGTTACCAAACGCCATTAACCCAAATGAACCTCAGTTTCAACAAGAAACTTTAAAATCAGATAAATTACGTTTTGGATGGTTAGGTGGGTCATCACACTTACATGATTTAAAATTATTAGATGGAACAATAAATAAACTTAAACCATATAAAGATCAATTTAGTATGTATCTTTGTGGGTTTGATATTAGAGGTACCGTTACTGAAATTAATAAAGAAACAGGGGAACAAAAACAAAGACCAATTAAACCTGAAGAAACGGTTTGGGCTCGTTATGAAGAAATTTTCACAGACAATTATAGAATGGTTGATGATAAACACAAAGAGTTTTTAATGAAATTTAAAGAAGAAGATTATAATTCGGATGTTTTACCTTTTTACAATCGTGTTTGGACAAAACCTGTAACAAGTTATGCAGGTAATTACAAATGGTTTGATGTGTCATTAGCGCCAATTAAAAACCATATCTTTAACAGAGTTAAATCACAATTGAAAGTAATTGAGGCAGGTTTCTATAAAAAGACAATTATTGCATCAAATGTTGGTCCGTATACTATCGACTTGAAACATTCATTACAAAATGGTAATTTTGTTGATGGTAATGCTCTTTTAGTTGATGAGGTAAGAAATGGGGATTGGTCTAAGTATATGAAAAAATTAATTGATAACCCTAATTGGGCTTATGATTTAGGACAAAGATTATATGAAACAGTTAAAGACACATACGACTTAAATAAAGTCACGGCTGACCGTGCACAATTATATAAATCCTTAATAAAATGATAAACATACCTATTACAAAAATTTTATTCTTGGACATAGAGACGGTTGGTCTTTGTAAAGATTGGTCATCATGTCAAGAGAGTAACCCAAAAATAGCAGAACAATTTGTTAAATACTTTGATTGGTTCTTAAAAAGATTTCCTGAAGATAACTACGAAACAGATAGTTTGGAAGATGATCTACAAAAAATGAATGATGTTTATTTTAAACGTTCGGCACTTGTTCCTGAGTTTGCAAAAATTGTCTGTGTGTCGATGGCTTTTGTTATGGAAAATGGTGAAATAAAAAAACAAACATTTTCAGGTGATGACGAAAAAGAATTATTAATACAAGTTAGAAACCTTCTTGATAGATGTCATAACTTAGATTTTTATCTTTGTGGTCACAATCTTAAAAACTTTGACATACCTATGATGGCAAAAAGAATGATAATTAACGGTATTAAACCATCTAAAATTCTTCCTTCATATGATACTAAACCTTGGGAAGTAAAAGCAATTGACACAAAAGAAATTTGGCAGTACGGAGCTTATTCTGTAATTGGATCATTAGATTTAGTTTGTGCAACCTTAGATATACCAACACCTAAAGACGGAGAAATAAATGGTGGTATGGTACACGAAGCGTATTGGAATGATAATAGGTTACAAGAAATTTCGGAGTATTGTGAAAAAGATGTAAATGTTTTGATAGAATTTATAAAAAAATTAAAAGAATTAAAATAATGCACGAAGAATATAAAAAGTTAAACCAAGAATTAAAAATGTTAAAAGATTTACAAGGAAAAGTTTCCGAAGTAAATATGTCAGACCCACAATCATTCTTAGATTCGCTAGGAATTGATATGGATGAAATTGAAAAACACTTCAATGAAAGTTTGACACAAAATGTTATTAACAAAATATCTGTTGAATATGTGAACGATACGGATAATAAAGAGCCCGAATACGCATATGAGTCTGACTCTGGTTTTGATTTAAGATCGACAGAAGAATTATGGGTTCAGGCAAATAGTAGGTTATTAGTACCAACAGGATTAAGATTTGACATACCTGAAAATTATGAAATACAGGTTAGAAGTAAAAGTGGATTGGTACTAAATCAAGGACTTATGGTTTTAAACTCACCAGGTACTGTTGATAGCGGATATCAGGGAGAAATTAAAGTTATCATATTTAATACTACTAATGAAAGAATTAAAATAGAAAAGGGTCAAAAAATAGCACAAGCAGTTCTTTGTCCTGTAGTAAATGGAAAGTGGGTTAATTTAGTTAAGGTTGAAGAAATAAAAGAAAAAGATAGAAACGATAAAGGATTTGGTAGTACAGGTTTATGATAACAATAGGGTTCTCAACAAAAAAAATAGATCCAACATTTATTGAAATGTTGAAAAAAACTTCAGGAGTTTCAAAACCTGAAGTTATCCCTTTTGAAAATAACGGCGAATACTCTTTAACTGAGGTATATAATAAAATATTAGACCAATCATCAAATGATATTATTGTTTTAATGCATGATGACGTTTATTTTGATTCAAAAAATTGGGCTCAAAAGATATTAAATCATTTTAAAAGAAGTCAAGATTATGGTATTTTAGGTTTGGCAGGAACCACAAACATGCCAAAATCAGGTAGATGGTGGGAAGACTTTTCAAAAATGAAAGGTATTGTAAATCACGAACATGGTGGAAAAAAATGGGAATCAAAATATTCACAAAGCAAAGGTAACCAATTGGATGATGTTGTTTTAGTTGACGGTCTTTTTATTGTTGTAAATAAGAATAACATTAAAAAAAGATTTAATGAAGAAATAAAAGGATTTCACTTTTATGATGTTGATTTTTCTTTTAGGAATTTTATTGAAGGTGTAAAAATTGGTGTTATGTATGATGTTAGAGTCACACATAAATCAATAGGTCAAACTAACGAACAGTGGGAAAAAAATAGAGAGGTGTTTGCAAAAAAATATGAGGAAATATTACCCGTTAAAGTAAAAAGAAATCTCACAATAAATTCACCTATTAAAGTTTTACTTTCTTGTTTATTTTTTGAAACATTCACAGGATCAGAAATGTATGTTTATGAACTAGCAAAGGGTCTTAAAAAATTAAATTGTGATGTTACAGTACTATCAGATATTGATGGTCCATTATCGAAAATAGCACAACAACAAGGTATTAAAGTTTTACCTTTTAGCAATCCTCCTGGTTTTAAATTAGGTGACGGAAAGTGGAGTTTGAATACGCCACAAGGTATGCAACCATCACAACCAAACGTTATGTATAAAATAGGTGAAGTAAATTATGATATAATACATACTCAACACACACCAATTACAGAACAGATATGTCAGATGTACCCAAACATTGATAAAATTTCAACAATTCATTCTGAAGTTATTGAACTTGAAAATCCTGTAATTAATGAAACAATTAAAAAATATATTTGTATTAGACCTGAAATACAGAAACATATAACAACAAAATTTAATATTGATGTTAATAATACTGAAGTAATTTATAATCCAATTGATACTGAAAGATTTAACACAAAAAACACAAAAGACAATGGATACGTTTTATTTGTAGGAACCTTAGATTATTTAAGAGAAAACGCAATTAAAGATCTTGTTGAATACACAAAAGAAATAGGTAAAGAATTTTGGATTGTTGGTGAAAATAAATCAAATTATTTAAATGATTTATTAAAAAATTCACACGTAAAACATTTTGATGCAACAAGTAAAGTTGAGATGTTTGTTAAAAATTGTTCTGAAACTGCGGGGATACTTTTAGGTAGAACAACAATTGAAGGTTGGCTTTGTGGAAAACCAGGATGGATTTACAATGTGGATGAAAATGGTTATATTTTAAACAAAGAAAAACACGAAGTACCTAACGATGTTACAAAGTTCAATGGACTTGAAGTTGCAAAAAAAATAAAAGAAGAATATATAAAAATTTTAAATGATTAAAATTGTTAGTTGTTTTTGGAATGTTGGGGAATACATTACAAAATGTATTGATTCTGTAATGAATCAAGAATTTAAAAATTTTGAAATGTATTTAGTTGACGATATGTCAAATGACAACACTATAGATATTATAAAAAATAAAATTAAAGATGATAATAGGTTCAAACTTATAATAAATACGGAAAAAAAATATAAGTTAAAAAATATTGATGACTTATTAATGGATGAAAGTCTTTTTGATGATGAAGATATTATGATCGAGTTAGACGGCGACGATTGGTTAGAAAACACGAAAGTATTATCATTAATTAATAACAAATATGAAAATAATAAAAACCTTTGGATAACAAACGGTAGTTTTGTTTATTCAGACGGTAGATTTGGGTTTTCATCTAAAGTTAATCCTGAAACTGTTAGAACTGATACTTTCTTATTTTCTCACCTTAGAACATGGAAAGTTCATCTATGGAGAAATATTGAACAAAAATCATTTTTAGATGAAAATGGTGAATATTTTAAATCTGCGGGAGACGCGGCATATTCTTTTCCTATGGTAGAGATGGCCGGTGAAAATCATTATGAATATATACCTAATATTTTATACGTTTATAATGAACAAAACCCGTATAACGACCACAAACCCGGTTCTTCTTCAGGATCTGCACACGAACAATACAGATGTTCTAATATTATTAGAAATTCACCAAAATATAAAAAATTATAGTAATGTTTTTGACTAGTTATTTGATGGGAGGTCTCGGTAATCAAATGTTTCAAATTGCAAAGGCCACGGCAGAAGGATTAAAAAGTAATACATCAGTTATTTTTAATAATGTTGCTTTTATTCCAATGGAAGGTAATCAACCAACAAAATATCAAAATAACATATTTAGAAATATAAATTTTGATTATATTAAAATACCAACAAAAAGAATTAATGAGATTACTTGGGCTCACTATGAAACTGAATATACTTACACAGAACCAACTGAATTTTATGGTTATTTTCAAAGTAGTGAAAACTTTTTAAATTTTAAAAAAGAAATACAAGAAATGTTTTTACCAACCGAAGAATTTAAAAACAAAATAAAAAATTTATACCCTGAAATATTCAATAAAAATTCAGTTTCAATTCATGTAAGAAGAGGCGACTATTTAGGGATATCTGAAATTTTACCGGTTTTAGACAAAAGTTATTTTGATGAATGTATAAGTCAACTTGAACATTCAAACGTTTTTATTTTTTCAAATGATAAAGAATGGGTAAAGGAAAACTTAACCTATAAAAACTCAATAGTTGTTGATGGGTTAGAAGATTATGAAGAACTTTGGGCGATGAGTTTATGTAATCATAATATTATGTGTAACTCTTCATTTTCTTGGTGGGGTTCTTATCTTAATACAAATAAAGATAAAAAAGTATTTGTTCCGTCAGTTTGGTTTGGACCTAAAGGCGAAAAAGACTACCATTCAATATATGAGAATGATTGGAAAAAAATAAAAGTCAAATATGAAAACAATAAATTAATAATTTAAAATTATGTTGTTAAATTTAGAAAATTTAAAGTTAAAGTATGGCCTTAAAATAAAAGGTGTTTTACACATCGGGGCACATGTTGGTCAAGAATTTGGTACCTATCAAAAATTAGGAATATCAAATGTTATGTTTTTTGAACCTGTACAAAAAACATTTAACAGGCTTAAACAAAATGTTGGCGAGTCGGCAATTATTATTAATACCGCTCTCGGAAACATTGAAGGTGAAGTTGAGATGTATACTGAAACAATAAATGAAGGACAATCAAGTTCGGTCTTGGAACCAGAATACCATTTAATTCAACACCCCAACATTCAATTTAATGGAAGAGAAAAAGTTAAAATTACAAAGTTAGATAATTTCATAAAAGATAAAGAAAACTATAATTTTATCAATGTTGATGTACAAGGTTATGAACTAGAGGTTTTTAAAGGGGGATCTGAATATCTTAAAAATATTGACTACATAATGACTGAAGTTAATAGGGCTGAACTATATAAAGGTTGTGCCAGAATAGAAGATTTAGATATGTTTTTAGGTCAATACGGATTTGAAAGAGTTGAAACGACTTGGGATGGTGGAACTTGGGGAGATGCGTTGTATGTTAAAAAGTGAATTATATATTTTAGATAATATTTTTTCTCACGCTCATTCATCTAGTTGGTATAATAAACCTACAGAATTTAAATGGGTAAGGGATAAAATAGGTGACCATATTGTTATGACTGACACAACATTAAAATTTGTTGATAATATAAATGGCGTTAAAAAATTCGCATGGTTATTAGAATCACCAGCAATAACACCACATGCATATGAATACATAAAAGACAATTTTGAAAAGTTCGATAAAATTTTTACTTTTGATAAAGAATTATTAAACTTGTCTGAAAAATTTGTGTTGGTACCAATTGGTGGTTGTTGGATTGAAGAAGAAAATAGGATAATACACGAAAAGACAAAAGACACTTCAATTATTTTATCAGCCAAAAAATCAACATATGGCCATAGATTAAGACATGAAATAGCATTTAGCGATGTTATTGATAATTTAGATGTGTACGGATTCAATAACCAAATTGAAAATAAATCAGAAGGTTTAAAAGATTACAGATATAGCGTCATAATTGAAAATGTTAAAAAAGATTATTATTTTACTGAAAAATTAATAGATTGTTTAATAACTGGTACGATACCAATATACTGGGGTTGTCCTTCTATATGTGAATTTTTTGATTTGGATGGATTTATTATTTTTGACGATATAAACGATTTAAAAAAAATGAAAAATACATTGACTTTAAATAATTATTTCAGTAAATTAGAAGTAATAAAAACTAATTATGAATTAGCTAAAAAATATTTAATAGCCGATGATTTAATCTATAAAAAAATAAATAATAATGATTAACATATGTACTTTATCTGACAAAAACTTTTTAATAAATGGTTTATTATTAATTGACTCACTAACTAAATTCTCAGCAACCGATATAAACATATATTATTTTTGTATGGATGATGATAGTTTAAATAAATTAAATGAAATTAACAATAAAAATGTAATTCCAATAAGCATAAAAGAATTTGAAAACGATGAAGATTTTGAAACTTTAAAAAAGAATACAGATTATAAACCAAATTCACATGAATGTACATATTGTTTTGCACTTGGCTCGTTTTTCACTGAATATGTTATTAAAAAATATAATTTAGCGGATGTTTTATATGTTGATTCAGACATTATTTTTTATGATGACCCTAATTCTATTATTAAAACAATTGGCGATAAAAGTATAGGTATAATGTTACATAGACATGTACCAATAGGACATCATGTCGGTGGTTATAACGTAGGTGTTGTTTATTTTAAAAATAACGAAATAGGTTATAAATGCTTAAAATGGTGGAGAGATTGTGTGATGGACCCAACAAACGAATGGTTTGCTGAATATGGCAGAGTTGGCGACCAAGTTTATTTGGAAGGGTTTGGACCTATATTCGGTGAAGATAATGTTTGCGTTATTGACAGTGAAATAGGTCATGGTGCACCATGGAATTTTACATTATATGGTTATGATGGTGATTACATAGATTGGGGTGGTAAAAGACAAAAAATGTTATTTATACATTTTTCTCACTTTACACCAAACTATGAAAACAACACATTTAAAGTAGACAGAGAAGGTGAATGGAATAACTCACATTTAAGACATCCTAGGATATATGAATATTATAATGATTATTTTAATAAATTAATTGAAACCAAAAATAAATACAAAATTTAACATGAGTGAATTTTATAACGAACAAATCAATAAACATGGTTATTGGTGGAGTGGTGATTACCCTACATGGGATGACGCTGAAAAAGAATGTACTGGTTATTCAGACGAATGCATTTTAGAACAAGTTAAGAATATATTATTAACAACCAAAGATAGAGAAGATATTTACGAAAGGGATGGCTGCATCATAGTTGGTGAACCAGAATATGCTTTTGAATTGTTGGAATGGATTAAAAAAACTGCGATAAACAATGAAATTAATTTAATCGATTTTGGTGGGTCATTAGGTACAACCTTTTTTCAATTAAAAAAATATTTAAAAGATTATAAAGTTAGATGGAACATTATCGAACAAGGAAATTTTGTTACTACTGGTAAAGAAATTTTTGAGGATGATAATATTAAATTTTATTATACTATTGATGAGTGTTTAGCCGAAACTAAACCAAATTGTTTTATTAGTTCGGGTGTTTTTCCGTACATTAAAAACACAGAAGAAATATTAACATCTGTTTTTGATTATAAGTTTGATTGGATTCTATTAGATAGAATGTCAATGATTGACGGTGACAAAGATAGATTGTCAATACAAATAGTACCACCAGACATTTATAAAGCAATATACCCATGCTGGTTTTTTGGTGAATATAAATTTATAAATTATGTTGTCGATAATGGATATGAGCATTTAAAAAGTTTTGACGCTTTAGGTGGTAGAGGTTTTGCTCCAAGAATTAATACGTCAGCATACAAAGGATATATTTTTAAAAAATTATGAGACATTTATGCACACTTTCAGATAACAACTATCTATTAAAAGGTTTAGTTTTATATGAATCACTAATTAAGAATGCTGGTGATTTTACTTTACATTATCTTTGTTTAGATGATTTAGCTTATCAAAAATTAAAAAATTTAAATTTAGAAAATTTAGTAATTTATAATTTAAACAATTATTTAACAACCGATAATGAATTGTTAAACACTAAAAATGAGTTAAAATATGATGAATTTTGTTGGAGTTTAGCATCATACTTTACAATGAAATTATTAAACAATTTAGATTCTGTTTTATACTGTGATTCTGATTTATATTTTTACAATGATTTAGATACAATATATGATGAAATAGGTGATAAATCAATTGGTTTAATAAGACATAGACATACTTTTTATGGTAGCAGAGTTGGTGATTTCAATGTTGGGATTGTTTATTTTAAAAATGATAATATAGGTAATGAATCAATTAATTATTGGTGGTCACTTAATAAAACTAAAAATCATGAATATCACAGAAGTCATGGTAGATGTGGCGACCAAAAATATTTAGAATTATTTTTACCTAAGTATGAAAAAGAATTATGTGTAATTGACAAAAAATTAGGTCACGGTGCACCATTTAATTTTCATTTATATGATTATTCTAATTTTACTGATGAAAATAAAGAAATTATCTATAACGGTAAACCACAAAAATTAATATTTGTTCATTTTATGAAATTCAAACCAAATTTTGATAAAAACAATTATGAGGCAACTAATGAACCTAATAATCAAGAATTTATGAAATACCAACAAATTAAATCATTATATGATGATTACTTTAACGAAACAATAGAAACTTATAAAAAATATTATATATGAAAACTTGCTATGTATTTGCTTGCGGCCCATCTATTAAGGACCAAGATTTAAAAAAAATAAAAGATAGTCCTTGTGTTACAATTAGTAATTTTTTTGTTCATCCAGAATTTCAGAATATGAATATTAAATATCATATTTTTGGAAATTTACATCATCCTATTAGTTATGATATGGGAGTAGCTTGGTTTAAAGAATGCGAAGAAAAATTAAATAGTTCAACAAAAATAATGGTTCATATAGACCAAAAACCTTTGGTTGAAGATAACGGACTGTTTAAAAATAATGAAGTTATTTTTTGGTCTGAAAATGGTCATTTCCCAGAAACATTACCAAATAACGTTGATTCGTATATAAGTGTTTCACAAATAGGGTTACAAATTGGTTATCTTGTCGCTAAAGAAGAAAATATAAATGAAGTTATTATTATGGGTATTGACCATAGTTGGGTTAACCATGTTAATCAATCAAAACATTTTTATGAAGAATCAGAAAGTGTTTTAGTTAGAATGGGTTATAACGAATGGTTTAATGTTTATAACAAAGAACAAGGTGAACAGATGGAAAGACAAAACCTAGCAAATTTAGATAACACATATGCTTCTTATAGAAATTTATTTAAAAATGGTGGTATCGACTTATACAATGGGACACCTAACAGTTTAATAACAAGTTTAGAATTTATTATAATATAATATGATTAACTTATTTAATTTAAATAATCATATTATAGATACTAGTAAGTATTCAAATTTATTACATGATAAAATTGTAAACGAATTTGAAGAAACTATTGCTAATTATGTTGGTGCTAAATACGCTGCAACGTTTAATAGTGCAACTAGTGCTATTTTCTTATTATTAACGGAGTATAAAGGACTTTCAATTAAAGTACCTAGTATGATACCACCAGTTGTTTTAAATGCTATTATAACCTCTGGAAATGATTATGAATTTTATGACGATGTTAATTGGGTTGGTGATTCTTATTTGTTACATGATTTTGGTGATTATAAAGTTATCGACTCAGCTCAAAAACTAGAAAAAGACCAATTTAAAAAAGAATGTAATTCAAATGATTTAATGATTTTTAGTTTTTACCCAACCAAACCAGTTGGTAGTTGTGATGGCGGAATGATTGTATCAGATGATTTTGAAAAAATTAAAAAATTAAAAGAATTAGCTTTAAATGGTATGTCATATTCACCAAATAACTGGGAAAGAAAAATTAATTTTGTCGGTTATAAAATGTATATGAATTCAATGCAATGTGATATAGCACTTAAAAATTTTAATTTATATTCTGATAAGTTAGAAAAATTAAAAACAATTAGAGAATTATACAATAAAGAACTTGGGTATGATAATACCAGCAACCACTTATATAGGATAGAAGTTAATAAACGAGATAAATTTATTAACTTTATGAAAAATAGTGATATTTCTTGCGGTATTCATTATGAATCAATGCATTTACATCCAGTTTATTTAAAACATGACGCAAATTGCCCTAACTCAGAAGAAAAATCAAAATTAACGGTTTCAATTCCATTCCATGAACTATTAACTAATTCTGAAATTTATTATATTTTTGATAAAGTAAACGAATACAAAAATGGAAAATAAAAAAATAAAATTAAAAAATTTTTTAGATGAGAGAGGTTTATTATTACCATTCGAATTTAATGAATTAGAATTTGAACCGAAAAGATTTTTCATAGTTAAAGATGTTCCAACCGGATTAATTAGAGGCTGCCATTCTCATTTTACTACAAAACAATTTTTAATTTGTAGTAAAGGAATTGTGGATGTTTTTTTAGATGATGGAACTAAAAAAGAAAAAATAACGTTAACACAAGGTGAGGCCATACTAATCCCAGAATTAATATGGGACAGTCAAGAATTTATGGATATTAATTCAGAAATCATTGTAGTTTGCTCAACAGAATATGACATAAATGATTATATTTTTGATTATAACGAATTTTTAAAAATTAAAAATAATAATAAATAACAAAAGTTAAAAAACAATTATGGATAAAATATCTTATTTTGACTTATATTAAAAATTATATAAAAATGGTTATATTGAAGAAAAAATGATTAGTTTTTTAAGTTTTGAATATAATGTAATTTATAAACCATTAAATTAATGAAAATAGTTTCAGTAATTTTGGCTAGAGGTGGATCGAAAGGTATTCCTAGGAAAAACATTTATCCGTTGAAAGGAAAACCAATGATTAATTACACTATAGACGCATCAATAAACTCAAAAGTTAATGAAACATGGGTTTGCACTGATGATGAAGAAATAGCTAATGTTAGTAAAATGAATGGTGCTAATATTCTTATTAGGCCAAAAGAAATATCAACTGACTTTAGTAAAAGTGAAGAAGCGTTATTATATTTTTCAGACAATGTTGACTTTGATGTTTTAGTTTTTATACAAGCTACTTCTCCATTATTAACTCATGATTATATAAACGAAGGTATTGAATTAATTTTAAATAATAATTTTGATTCAGTATTTAGCGGCTATAAAGAACATTGGTTACCAAGATGGGAAAACATTGATAATAAAATAACTCCACATAACTGGGATGTTAATAACAGACCAATGAGACAAGAAATTAAAGAATTATTTGTTGAAAATGGTGCTTTTTATATAACAAAAAAAGAATCATTAATCAAAAATAAATTAAGATATAACAATAACGTTGGTATAATTGAAATGCCTTATTCAAAAAGCTTTCAAGTTGATACTATAGACGATTTAAAATTAATAGAAAAATTATTATGAAAACAAAAATTATTGGTGAAATAGGTATAAACCACAATGGTTCATTAGAAATGACAAAAAAATTAATTGACGTTGCTGTTATAGCAAAATGTGATTACGTCAAATTTCAAAAAAGAAATCCAGATGTTTGTGTTCCAAAGGATGAAAAAAATAAAATTAAATCAACACCATGGGGTGAAATGACTTATTTAGAATATAAACATAAAATAGAATTTGGTAAAGAAGAATATGATGAAATTGATAGGTATTGTAGAGAAAAGAAAATAGGTTGGTTTGCATCTGTGTGGGATTTAGGTTCAGTTGATTTTATGAGTCAATATACTACTAAATTTAATGATGAAGAAAAAATAATGATGAAAATACCATCTGCATTAATAACTAATGACGAATTGATTAAATACGCAAAAGAAAAATCTGATTATTTAATGATTTCAACTGGCATGAGTACTGAAGAAGAAATTGTTAAATGTATAAATATTTGTGAACCAGATTTGATTTTTCATACAAATTCAACTTACCCATCACCAATAGACGAATTAAATTTAGGTTATATTAAATGGTTAACTGAAAAATACCCTAACAAAGAAATAGGTTATAGTGGACATGAATTTGGGTTAACAACAACTTTTGCAGCAACAACATTAGGTGCGACATGGATTGAAAGACATATCACATTAGATAGATCAATATGGGGTAGTGACCAAATGGCTTCAGTTGAACCTAGTGGGTTAATAAAACTAATAAAAGGTATTAGAGATATTGAGATAGCTAGTGGTAATGGTTATGGCCCAAGAGAAGTTATTAAAAGCGAATTATCAAAAAGAAAAACTTTAAGAGGTGAGTAAAATTTATTGTTTTGATTTAGATGGTACATTATGTAAACTTAATGGATTAAATTATGAAAATTCAGAACCCTACCAAAGTAGGATTGAGCTAGTTAATGAACTATTTGATAATGGTCATACAATAATCATTGAAACAGCTAGAGGTTCTGAGTCGAAAATAGATTGGTATAAAAAAACTGAAAAGCAACTTAGTAATTGGGGTGTGAAATATCATAAATTAAGGGTGGGTGTTAAAATATCTGCCGATTACTATATAGATGATAAAGGTATAACAGACACCGATTTTTTTTCAAAATATTAACTTGACCTTTATTGTTTTTACGTGTATTTTTAAAAAATATATGAAAAAAGCGTTAATAACCGGTATAAATGGTCAGGATGGGTCATACTTGGCCGAATTACTAATTAGTAAAAACTATGAGGTTTGGGGTATAGTTAAGAGAAATTCAGTTTCAGAAACCCAATCAAGTAGAATTGAACACTTAAGAGAGCAAAATTTAGTAAATTTAGAGTATGCTGATTTAACAGATATGGCATCATTAGTCAGAGTAATTTCACTAATACAGCCATATGAAGTTTATAATTTAGCAGCTCAATCACACGTAAGAATTAGTTTTGACCAACCAATTTACACCGCAAATGCAACAGGTTTAGGGACTTTAAATTTATTAGAGGCGGTAAGAATGGTTTCACCACATTCAAAGATATATCAAGCATCTTCCTCAGAAATGTTTGGTAATACTATTGATGACGACGGATATCAAAGAGAAACGACATCAATGAATCCAGTATCACCTTATGGTTGTGCTAAAGTATTTTCATATAATATTTGTAGAAACTATAGAAATTCTTATGGTATGAAAATATGGAATGGGATTTTGTTTAATCACGAATCACCAAGACGGGGAACTAATTTTGTAACAAATAAAGTCGTAAAGGCTGCGGTTAGAATTAGTTTAGGACTACAAGATAAATTACATTTAGGTAATTTGTCGGCATCAAGAGATTGGGGCCACGCTAAGGATTATGTCGAAGCGATGTGGTTAATGTTACAATCTGAAAATCCTGAAGATTATGTTTGTTCCACAGGTGTATCTCATTCAGTTAAAGAACTATGTGATTACACTTTTAAAAAGTTAAATTTAAATTATGAAGACTATGTGGTTATTGATGAAAAACATTTCAGACCCGAAGAATTACATGATTTAAAAGGAGATTCCTCAAAGTTAAAAAACAAATTGGGATGGGAACCTAAATACACATTTGAAACTATGTTAGATGAAATGATTGAATATTGGTTAGATTACTATGCAAAATAAGATATTAGTTACCGGTGGTTATGGTTTGGTTGGATCAGAATTTATTGGAGATAAATACTTTAAACCAACATCTAAAGAGGTTGACATTAGAATAACCTCAGAAGTCAACACGTTAGTTGGGTTAAATAATTTTGATAGTATCATACATTGTGCAGGTAAAGTTGGTGGTGTTGGCGGAAATATGAACCATAAGGGTAAGTTTTTCTATGATAATATTATGATTAATACAAATGTTATTGAATCATCAAGACAACATAATATAAAAAATCTTGTGGCTTTTTTATCTACTTGTATTTTTCCAAATAATGTAGAATATCCCCTTACTGAATCAAAAATACATTTAGGTCCCCCACATTTTTCAAATGATGCATACGCTTATGCAAAAAGAATGGCAGATGTACAAATTAGAGCATACAAAGAACAATATGGATTAAATTACAAATCAGTAATTCCAACAAACATTTACGGACCAAACGACAATTACGATATTGTAAATGGACACGTAATTCCTTCATTAATTCATAAATGTTACTTAGCAAGAGAAAATAAAACAGATTTTATTATTTGGGGTTCAGGTAAACCATTAAGGGAGTTTATATTTAGCCGTGATGTTGCAAAACTAACAGAATGGGTTTTAGACAACTACGAAGAAAGTGAACCTATAATACTTTCAACATCTGATGAAATATCAATAAAAGATGTTGTTGATGTTATAATAGAAATTATGAATTACAAGGGTAATATTATTTGGGATAAAGAAAAACCAGAGGGGCAATTTAGAAAACCAAGTGACAATTCAAAAATAAAAAAATATTTACCTGATTTTAAATTCACACCGCTTTATGAAGGTTTAAAAGAAACTATTGAATATTTTGAAAACAACTATAATATTATAAGAAAATAATATGACAAGAAAAAAACCACAACAACAATCTGAAGAACAAGAATCCAAACCCTTTTCAAGAAAAGATTTTATAAATTCAGTTATCAAAAAAAAAGTAAAAAATAAATTTCTTACAGAGAATCAAGAACATTATTATAACCTTTTAAAAAATAATCAAATAACTATTTGTTCAGGACCTGCTGGTGTTGGTAAATCATATATAGCAATGAAAGCTGCCGTAGATTTATTAATGGACCCAACCAATCATTATGAAAAACTTGTTATTGTTAGACCAGCAGTTGAGGCAGAAGAAAAACTTGGTTCATTACCCGGTAATTTAGAAGAAAAATTAGATCCATACATTTTCCCATCTTATTATCTATTAAACAAAATTATAGGTAAAGATGCAAGAGAAAAATTAAAGGACGCTGAAATTATTGAGGTATTTGCTTTAGCATATATGAGAGGAATGAATATAGATAATACAATTTTAATATTTGAGGAAGCGCAAAACTCAAGCCCAAATCAGATGAAATTACTATTGACAAGAATAGGTTTCAATAGTAAATTCTTTATATCAGGAGACATTGAACAAACTGACCGTTATAAAGACAAAAAACAATCAGGTCTTTATGACGCAATTAGAAAGTTTAATGATGTAAATGATGTAGGGGTATTTGAGTTTAGGGATGAGGATGTGGTAAGGAATCCACTAATTAGTAGAATATTAAAAAAATATGAAGAGAATAGGGATTGAAATTAATGGAGTGTTAAGGGACACTATTGGTAAGTTTACTCAATTATATGAAAAACATATGATTGAAGAAAAAAATGACGATAGTAAAACTTTTGAGTTAGACATATCGGGAAATACCGAAGAGATATCAACACCTGAAGAGTTTGAATATAAAATTTTAAGTGATGTTACAACATTAAATTTAATAGATCACTTCAAATTTATTGATGAAAATGAATTATACGAATTTATGTATGAAGATTTTGCTATGCAAATTTTTGGTCATGCGGGTTCTACTGAAACTTTTACTTTTAATGATCTTAATGAAATTTATTTAAAATATAGAGATAATAATGAATTATTGATTGTTTCTGACGAGATGGGTAAATCAAAACCAGCATCTTTATTTTTCTTATCTAAGTTCGGATGCCTATTGGAAAAGGTTAAATTTTACTCAAATTCAACAATAAATTCAATGTGGGATGAAATTGATATTTTACTTACGGCAAATCCTATCTTATTATTAGAAAAACCGAAAGGTAAAATTGTTATCAAATATAATACGAATTACAATAAAAGTGTCGATTGTGAATATGAAATAAATACATTGAAAGAATTTGACGAAGTGTTAAAAAAATTATAAATATGTTAGAATTTTTAGGAGAAAATTATTACATTGATATTGATGAATTAGAAAAGCAAGTTAGTTATGAAAAATCAGTATTACCCGTTGTCTCAGGAGAAACAGAAACACCTGAACAACAAATAAGCGTTACAAGATTTGAAACTTTTAAAAGTTTGATCGAGGTAATATTAACAGAAAGAGAAGACTTGGATGAAAGTTTGGGGTTACATGGATCAAAAAACTTAACCATACCTTTCAAGATATCATTCAATACTCTATTAATAAATAAAATACTTAAAAAGTTTTAAAAAATGGAATTAGAAAAATTAGAAAAAATTGAGAAATCAATTGAAAACTTAAAAAACAAAAATGCAAGATTATATTTTTTAGTTCAAGACACTAAAGGTAATCCCAAGGCGTCTATTAAATATATCTATGACATAGCATTAACTTTGAAAAATAATGGATATAATTCTATTATTATTCATGAAGCCAACGACTACAAAGGTGTTTCAGAATGGTTAGATCCTAAGTACATGGAGTTACCTCACCAACCAATTGAAGGTCAGAATTTGGCTATTTCACCCGAAGATTTCATTGTTATTCCTGAAATTTATGGACATGTTATGGACCAATTAAAAAGTTTTCCTTGTGGAAAAATTGTTTTATGTCAAGCGTATGACCACATGTTAGAAACATTACCTCCTGGCGTTTCTTGGTCTCAATATGGATTTATTAAATGTATTACAACAAACGAAACACAAAAAAAACATTTGTCAGAAATAATGAGAGGAGTTAGTTATGACATTATTGAGCCATACATCAGCGAATTCTTTACAAAAAAAGAAAAACCTTCCAAACCAATTATCGCAATACACACGAGAGAACAAAGGGATACTGCAAAAATAATCAAAACTTTTTATTTAAAATACCCACAATATAGATGGATTACTTTTAGGGACATGAGAGGTATTAAACAGGAGGATTTTGCTAAATTTTTAAAAGAATCTTATTTATCGATTTGGGTAGATTATGAGTCAGGTTTTGGTACATACCCATTAGAGTCTATGTCATCTAATACACCTGTAATTGGTAAAATACCAGCACTAAAACCAGAATGGATGAGTGATATGAATGGTGTGTGGACACAAGAATTTAATGACATTGTTGATGTTGCTGCAAATTTCACACAAAACTGGTTAGAAGATAATATTAATGATGAACTATATATTGAAATGCAAAAAACATCATCCAATTATAATAAAAAAGAAGTTTTTGAAGATCAGGTTATAAATACATTTAACGATTACTTTGAAACTAGACATGATTTGTTCACAGAACAATTAGATAAACTTAAAATATCAGAAGAAAAATAACATGGAAGAAAAACAAAAATTAGACGTATCGGTAATTTTACCTATTGAGTCTTCAAAACACAGATCATTTGAAGAACTGTTAGAAAGATCAATCAAATCGTTACAAAACCAAACGGTAGACATTAATGAGTTGGTAATTGTACACACACAAGAAGAAAGTCTTGTTAATATTTTAAAAAACTATGATTTTGGTAACCTAAGTGTTAGTTTAGTTGAAAATAGTGGATCAAAAGATTTCGCAACCCAAGTTAATATGGGAGTTAAAAACGCAAAGAGTAAATGGGTATCTATTTTAGAGTTTGATGATGAGTACTCATCAATATGGTTCAAAAATGTAAAAAGATTTACAGAGTCATACCCTGAAGTCGAAGCCTTTTTACCCTTAGTTGTAGACACTGATGAAAAAGGGCTTTTTGCGGGGTTTACTAATGAAGCCACATTTGCAGTAAGTTTAAATACCGAAATGGGTTATTTAACAAATGATGTGTTATTAACATACCAAAATTTTCAATCATCAGGTATGGTTTTAAAAAAATCAATTTTCGAAAATAATGGAGGATTCAAACCATCAATAAAACTTACTTTTGTGTATGAGTTTTTATTGAGATTAACTTACAATTCTATTAAAATTATGACAATTCCTAGAATTGGTTATAAACATACAAACATGAGAGAAGGTTCTATTTTTTGGAATTATAAATTTGGTCAAGAAAAGATTTCTGATAATGAAATAACCTTTTGGTTAGATGTAGCAAAAAAAGAACATTTTTTTACATCTGATAGAAACATAAAATATGAACCACAAGATGTTTAATGCAGTTAAACCATGATGAAAACAGCATCGAAAAGCAAAAGACGGTAAAAAAAACAAATTATTTTGATGTCCGTGAAGAAGAGGCGGTGAAAAAATACATCACCGCCGAATCTCGTGAAGAAAAAGAAGAAATATATAATGAATTTCTTAGAGACCCTTTAGATAAGATGATAGAATCTATAATCAGAAGGTATAAGTTATATAGAAAAGATATGGATTATAAAGACATCCACACAGACACACATTCTTTTCTTATGACTAAAGTGGATAAATTTAGACCGGCAAAAAACAAAAAAGCATATTCATATTTTGGTACCATTTGCAAAAATTATTTAATGGGGCAAATCCAAAAAGACCAAAAAGATATGAACAGAAAAATTTCATATGAGGATATTTCAGCCAGTTTAGAAAATAGACCTGATATGGTATATTATATGGAATTCGAAAAAATAGGCGCAGAAAAAATAATTGAATTGTTTTTGATTGATTTAAAAAATTATGTAGAAGATTCAAGACTAAATGAAAACGAATCAAAATTAGGGGTTGCACTTATTGATTTATTTGACAACTATGGAAATATTTTTATTGGTAATGATAATAATAAGTTCAACAAGAATGTTGTTCTTTTAACTTTGAGAGAAATGACAAATCTTAACACAAAAGAAATAAGAATTTATTTAAAAAAATACAAAACATTATATATTGAAACTGTCAGAAAAATAAATAATCAGTATTAAAATATTTATTAATTATGAATAGAAATAGAAAAAAAGAGATATCGTTAAATAAAGATTCTGTACTTTCTTTAATGCAAGAAATTTATAATGAGTTGGTTGAGCAAAGATCTACCGCATTACGAATTCAAAACAAAATGTTGTCAATGCTTAAAGAGGCCGAAGACATGACATTAATTGGTCCCGTTATAAAGGAACAACAAAAAATAATTAACGACACAATAGAAAAAAAGTTGAGTTTATCAAAACTACAATCCTCAATTTGGGAAAAATCTCAAAACAGTGATAAAGATTCTGATTTTTCTTTATCTGATGTTGATGATAGTTTATTACAGACTTTGATACAAAAAGATTTAAATAAAGATTCGTTTAGCGATGGTTACAAAATTTAATTATGGGATTGGATAATAAAAATGATTTAGATAACATAAAAAGTAAGGTTTCCGCTTACAAAACCGTTGTGCAAAATAATCAATCAGAAAAAAAAAGAAAGAAGGATCAAACAAAAGAAAAAAATACATTGACCAGTAAAGACGTTAAGAAAAAATTAAAAGATTTACAAAAAAATAAAAATAAAAAAAGAAGTTCTGAAGAACCAGGTCTTTATGAATCATTAATTGATTTATATAAAACAACTATAGGTTATGGAGAAAAGTCAGGAGAAAATTCAAGAAAAAAATCCAAAAATAAATCAGGAAGAATAGGAAACCTAAAGACAAGTAAAATTTTAGGTAATATTTTTTTATTGGCGGTAGAAAATACTAAAGCAAAATTCACTGATATTTTTATAGAATGTATTACTGACACTATTGGTTGTTCTGAAGAACAATCGTACCAAGATATGGTAAATATACCCATCTATATAAAATTAAAACATTTAGACTTGTTTAAAATTTTAAAGATTTCTCCTGATGATCAATATGGTAAATATATGTATGAGTTTGAAACCACTCAAAATGGTCAAGTTCCTTATTCAATGAATAGAGAACTTTATAATAGATTAATTTCTCCACAATCATTTCAACAACAGTATGGACAATCATATATTGGATCATCAGGGGCTCAACTTTTTGACATACAATATGTAAACCAATATACAAACCCGACTACTAACTTAACAGAATATGATGATTATTTTAAAATAACATTATTAAATCAATCATTAAATCGAACAAAAATTAGTGATTTTTTAAGAGATTATTTTGGTAGTATTGAAATATTTGATTTAAACGGATTAATACAATCCATTATGTCCCAACTTATGGGAGCAATACAAATAGGGTTAAACACACCAGCAGATGAATTAAGTGATCTTGAAAAATTTATAAAATTTGTTAAAAGATTAATGGGTATTTGTTCTGATCCGTCAAAAAAAATAGATATATCTGGTAGTGGTAAATTAAGTGATTTGGATTTAATCGATGATTCTTTTTTTGAGCTTTCGCCACAAGATTTATTAGAAATTGATTTTAAAACAGAACTAAAAGTTAATGGTTTAGTAACATTTAAAGATTGCGATGAGGTTAATTTACCTGTCAATGTACAGGCAACCACACAAATTTTAGACGACGTAATTAAAGAAAATAAGGCACAAGAAAAAATAAATAAATTCTTTGAAGGTATTGATTCCATCTCTGAAGATCCAAAATGGCAACAACTTTTAGGACCAAATATAGATATTAACGAATCATTATTATTAGAATTTCTTTTGAACTTACCGGCAAATTTAGTTAAAGCAATTTTAACACCAAAAGTAATGTTAGGGTTTATAATAATGATAAAGGCGATAATTTCTAATGGTTCTGCATTTTTAAACGAATTATTTGAGGACGTAACTGATTTTTTTAAAAAATTTAAAAAATTTCTTCTATGTTTTATAAGAAGAGTTATTGCCATTTTCATAGAACAAATTTTTTCTTTAGTTAAGAAAAATATTAAACTTTTAGTTGAGAGTATCCTTTTAGATATTGCAAAAGAAGCAAAAGATACACAACTTTCAATGTATGCAAATATAGTTTACATTCTTTTTGTTGTTGGTCAGGCAGTGATTGATTACAGAAACTGTAAAAGTGTTTTAGATGAATTATTAAAATTACTAAATTTGGGTCTCAGTCAGTTTAATTTAGGGTTACCGTTATTTGCACTAGCTGGTGCACAATTTTTGGGTGGAGCGTCTGACACAAGAAGTTATGCTAATGTAATAGAGAATTTACAAAACGCAGGATTACCAACAGACGATAATCCTGACGGAACACCAAATTTAATGAATTTGTTTACTAAATCTAAAATAAAGGGACAAAGTAAAGAAAATAAACAAAATGGTAGAACTGAAATTCTAATACCGCCATTGAAAGTAATTGTACCACCATTTGGTGCCGGACCGGGGACTACCCAACCAACAAAAGGATGGGGAAAATCTTATTAATATGAAAACGAAAGAACTAATTGAGATTATAAAAAATTATAAAAATAAATCTAATAAAGATTTAACGAGTGCTTTAAAATTTCTATCTGAAGACTTCGAAAAGACTAAATCTTTAATTATGAAATTAACACACCATTTAGATTCGACAGAAAGTAGTTATAATAAATTATTGGATGAAATAAATAATAGAACAAAAAATGTCTAAAGGAGAAATACAAACCACAGATTCGTTTTCACAAGATATGACACAAAACTTCTACTGGGGGGTTTGTGTTAATAATGAAGACCCTTTAATGTTAGGTAGAGCAAGGATAAAACCAATCAATCTAAAAAATATTGAACAAATAGAAAAGTCTGCAAAAAAAAGTGGATGGGAACCTGATTCCGATAAGGAAACAATTGGGAATTGGTCACCTAAAGATCCTTGGGTTCATTTACCGTTTTTACCTTATTTTATCAATCAAGTACCAAAACCAGGAGATAGGGTGATGATTTTTTACTTTGATAGAAAAAGAACAACGGGTAGAAATAAGTTTTACATGTCTGCACCTTTCTCTTCCCCTTTGTATATCGGAGGTGAAGATTTTAGATCATCAAAAATACATTTAGATGACGGATATGAAAATTCACCAATAAGTGTCCCAAATATTAAAAACATTGACGGAACTTATAAAGACCCATCTAAGTCTGGTGTATTTTCTGAACCAATAGATATATCAATAAATGGTAGGGGTAATTCTGATTTAATAATCAAACAAAATGATGTATTATTAAGGTCTGGTAAACATTTTGATTATCAGAGGGGTGAAATACCTGTAATTAATAATAACAGAGCGTTTTTACAACTTTCTAAATTAACCGACACAGTAAAATACGGAGAACCACAATCTTTTACTAAATTGGTAGATAGAAAAGATCAATTAAAATTTTTAATAGAATATTATTGTACAACCATGAACACCCAAGTAGATGTTTTCAGTGGAGGAGTTAGAATAATTCAATTACCCTCAAACAACTCTTTTGAGACTCAAGTTGGTTTTTTCGATTATGACACCAAATTATCGGGACAAAGCACATATGGTATTGTATATAATTTGAACATACAAGCAAAAACATTTGAAGAATTTGTTCAATTAATAGTTGGTACAGTAAGAAAGTTTCACGATGATCCTACTTTTTGTAATATACAAAAAGATCAACAATTTCCTTTTTATTATAGACCTGGTGAACAAATAAGAAATGTATTATCAAATCTATCGGGTAATATTGATTTAATATCTGTTGATAATATGTCGAGATTAATAAACTCAACAATTGTAACAGCAACAGATTTAACACCCGGTTATGGTGATGTTTATAAAAATTTCAAACAACCTGAGCCTTTTAATAAAGTACAAGAAATTGTAGTACCCGCCACGGTGGTAAAAGGAGATAATACGGTAGCTACTTTAGGTGCAGACCAATTATTTTTATTGAGTCATAAAAGTACAATACCAGGTAAAGACCCGATAAATTTGAATGGTACGATTTATGGAATAACGGGTAATACTTTTAATGATATAATTTCACCAAATACATCATCAACAGTTAGGGGTGAGGAATTGATGGAACTATTACAATTAATTGTAAACTTTTTAATAACTCACGATCACCCATATCCGATGTTACCACCAAGTCCTATATGTAGGTCTTCAAGTATTTCAACAGATGATGTATTAAAAAAAATGCAAGAAGCATATCAAAAAGTTTTAAATAGTAATATTCGGATTAACTAAGTATTTATAATAAAAATACTTGAATGTCAATACATAGATCCTATTTTAATAAATCTAACACATTAATAGACAATTCCTACACTAACACGGGAAGAAATCCCATTGTTGAATTATTTTATGGTAGGGTTGATAACGTTGCAGTTCCTTTGGGGTATAGTCGTTATATTTTCAATATTGATTTAACAATTTTGAATGAAAAAATAACAGACAATACAATATCCCTTAGTTGTAATGGTTATAGTGGTTTAACTCACTCTTTAAAAATGAAAAATACTTCTTTTTTTGATAAAGAGTTATTCAATGATAAAACTTCACAAGGAAGAAGAAGAGCAACTTCATTTGATTTAATTTTATTTAGAATACCTAAAACTTCAGGATCGACAGGAAATCCACAAAATTGGGATTCGGGTGTTGGTTACGATTATTATGATTTCGGTGTAACTAACTTGAATGATAGATCTTTTTCCCAAAGACCTTCAAACTGGTTTGAAAGAACAACAATAAGTGGGTGGTCAACTAACGGTATTTATAATAATGAAAATTCCGTAACAGGGAGTGGTGTTAATTACTCGGCACTTACAATTGTAGATACACAACATTTTGAATTTGGTGATGAAGATATTGAGTTCGATATGACAAATGAAATAAATTCAATATTAAGTGGTGGTACTACGGGGGTTACAGGATGGGGTATTGCATTTTATCCTGAAGTTGAAAATATTTCAGGTCTAACAGAAAATTACTCTGTTGGTTTTTTCTCTCCTCACACCCAAACATTTTATGAACCCTTTTTAGAAACAACATATGATGATTATATAAATGATGATAGAAATAGTTTTTACGCCAATTCAAATAATAATTTATATTTATACGTTTATGAAAACGGAAATCCAATAAATTTGGACTCATTACCCACAGTAGATATATTAGATTCTAATGGTGATGAGATTAGTGGATTTACCGCACTTACCACATGTTTAGTCACAAAAGGAGTATACAAAGTTAATGTTAATAATTTAACTTCAGATAGTATTCCTTGTTTGTTTAATGACGTTTGGGGAGGGTTATCAATTAACGGTACATCATTGGATGATGTAGAAAATGAATTTGCAGTTTTGAAAACAAACGGTAATTACCAGATAGGGACTACAACGAGTAAACCTAAAATATTCGGGTTCAATGTAGGTGGGATTAAACAAAATGAAAAAGTATTAAATACCGATATTAGAAAAGTTAATTTGACTATTAAACAGGCCTACACCTCATCTCAAGTTTTAGAAAGTGTTGACGTTTATTATCGTATATACGTCAAAGAAGGCGCAAATACCGAAGTACAAGTTCAAGAATGGACAAAGGTTAATAAAACACCTGACGGGTATTATTTTGTATTTGACACGAGAGATAAAATACCAAACGAGTATTATGTGGATATTAAAGTTAACACAGATAAAAATGTGGATACATATAAAAGGGAACTTCAGTTCCAAATAGTAAATAAAATGTGATATGAATATAAATCAAATTATTAGAAAAGTGCTAAGAGAAGAAGAAAAAAAACACTCAAGTAGATACATGTTCTTTTCAAATTTAGAACAAATTAAAAGGCAGTGTGAGATGTTATTGGACATGGATCAAGATGAAATTGAATCTATTTTAGATGATGGTCATGATTGGGCGCAAGACCATATTGCTGAAGCAAAAAATAATATGGATCAAGTTTTCGATTTTTTAAAAAACGAAATAGAAGGTGAAAATGAATACGAAGAAGAGGAAGATGAGGACATGATTGAAGAAGGTCGTAAAAAAACAGGAACTAAACTTTGTGCTAGAGGTAAATCGGCAGCTAAAGCAAAATTTGATGTGTACCCGAGCGCCTATGCAAATGGTTATGCCGTTCAAGTATGTAAAGGAAAAATTAAAGGTTTAGATGGTAAAAAACATTGTTCAGGGGCTTATTGTTAAAGACTTGATAAAATATTTCTTACAATAATATCTATGGATTCTTTTTGGGTCTTTTTCGGTTTGTAAGATGTCATCACAGGTTTTTGTCCTTTTCCTGATTGTGTATCTTTTTTTTCCGCTCTTCTTTTTTGTTGACAAGCCGATCTTTTTTGTGAATCAGACATTTTACTGGCAACTCCTGCCGCTCTACATTTAGGATATGATCCAGTACTCGCGTCAGACCTACCACAAGGTGGATGTTTACCGTCAACTTTTCTACAAATATCAACCCAAGGTCCTTTTGGTTGTTTTGAACCTTTGGGTTTTTTCTTTTTACCAAACCAAACGGCCAAATCTTCATTTAATGGTATGTTGTTTAAATTAACCCATTCGTTAACCGGAACAATTCTTTTACCCTTACCCGGTGTTTGATTGACTATTCCGCCTTCTTCGTCACTAAGTTGTTTGTGTGTTTTATTGTATTTTGAAATTTTACGTGATTTTGACTCTAATTTTTTAGAGTTTTTTTTATGTGAATCCATTGCACCGTCATAACTATCATACTCTAAATCCGAATTAAAAAAATCTGAAACTTTTTTAGTAAATGGACCCAACTCTTCTTTGTCCCAATAAACTTCACCCATAGTTAGTGGTCCATTATAATAACCACCATACCTTGATGAGGTTAATTCATTTATTATACCTTTAACTATTCTATTGACGTTCATCTTTTTTTTTCTAATAAATATCTATATATGGTCAAATGTGTATGATAAAATACTAATGATATTATACCACAAGTCTCAGCCCAAAATAATCCGTCAAATAAAAAAATTGCAGACATTAAAAATATAAAAAAATAATATCTAAACTTTTTTATACTCCATAAAGAAACTGCAGAGAAAATAAAAAATAGTATTGCAAAAATATTATGTAATATAAAATGGTCAGTAACAGAAAAAGAAGTTAAAAGAAGTAGTAGTGTTGCGGGTATTCTCCATTTTGGTAATTTGAAAAAGAAAAAACTAACAAGTGCGTTTGTGATAATAAATAAAGGTTGTAATGGTGTGTCCCATACTCTAGATATTGCTTGATTGTCACCGTATAGGAAATAAATGATGAAAGGTTGAGCTACCGCAATTACCGATGTAAACAACCTTTCAAACATATCCCATCTATTCATTCACATTAATTTTATTATAATTTATTTGATTTTCGGATATTATCATTATTCCACAATGGTTGAAGGTTGTCTAACGACCAACAAGACATAAATTCTTTATCACCAATTTCTGTTATTTGAAACGATGATATTGGTTTTATATGGTCTACGTGCCATTCACCATAATTGTCCCAAGTCATATTATCTTTAAATTTACTTTCTAAATGTCCTACTAAGTTTTCTGGCGAATATTTAAGTATGTCAAAATAGTGTCCTTTTTTTTGGACTTTGTTTTCTTTTAATACTTGATAGATTGCCGTTCTGAAGTTGGATATTAGTTTATAAATTGGATCAGTCGCTTTACGTATTTTTTCGTAGTTTTTTTTTGTTTCACGAATTTTGTCTATGTTTTTTTCACGGTATTCTTTTAAATATTGTTTTCTGTGTTCTTTGTTTTGTTCGTACCAATTTTTGGATTTATTACACATATAATCTTTATTTTTGTCCCTCCATTTTTTATCTGCAACTTTTTTACCCCCAATATTTCTTCTACCTGATGGGCCCATAATAACACCATTTTCTTTTAAAATCTTTAAGATTGTTGGCTTACTAATGCCCGTTTTTTGTGAAATAGTGTGAGAACCAAATAATTCTTCATTATACATTTTTAAAATTTTATCTATTTCTTCTTTAATTAGTTCTATTTTCTTCATAATTATAAATATAATACATTTTACCAAAAAACATATAGTAAATATAAAAAAATAAAAAAGGAGACAATATCTTGTCTCCTTTGTAGGTTATTTTAAGATTTTGATTATCTCAATTCTCTTAAATCAAACGTTCTAACACCATCAACGGTAATTCGTCCGTAGAAGCGATTATTTACCATCTTCTTAGCGTATCTGGTCATAATACCTTTGATAGGCGTGAAGTTGAATGGGTTATACATAGTAGGTGTCAATTGTAGAGGAACATACGGTGCGTAAACGTACCCTGTGTCTAACAATGAAGAACCTTTGTGACCCAACAATACTGTATTTGGTGGGAAGTAAGGGTCTCTATACACTTGGTATCTTCCTGCCAATGTACCAACTCTTTCAATACCCATATTGTATTGATCTTGCTCAGGAGACGCGTTAGATACGTGGAAGTATTCTAAATCATCAAAGATTGCAGAAATCTCAGAAGAAACAACAATCCAGTTAGCTCCACCTCTTAATGTAGACTTGTGGATTTGTGCTGAAATTTGGTTGATTGCTGTAATCAAAGTTTGATTCCAATCTTTTTGTGTGTATTGAGTTAATGGGTTAGAAGCAGTACCTCTTTTCCATCCGTTGTAATCCCATCTTAGGTTCCAAGCTGCTCCTTTTCTAAGGTCTCTCAAGATTTCTCTATCGATTTCTGCTGCCACTTGTTCAGACAATAAAGCTGTTAATTCAGCCTCAGCGTCGATGTTATGGAATGCAGAAACGTCTTGTGCCAATTCAGGTGACCATTGCGCTCTTAGTTTTCTTTCTGTAACAGAAACAGTAACTGACTCAAGGTCAAAAGAAACTTCACCAATTTTGTCTTCAAATTCCAATTCTTTGTATCTTCTATAAGTTGCTTCAAATTGAGAACCTGCAGTTGTTGTACCAGCGACAGTTGTAGTTAAACCTGAGTAACCATCTAAAGAGTTTGCTCCGATTGAACAAGGAACTTGTAAATCAACTTCTAAGTAGATAATACCTGCTTGGTCACAAATATCATCATAAGATCCTCCATTACCTGTTGAAGACCATGTTGTAGTTGCTTGAGAACCATATTGTACGATACCTTTACCATATTTTTGAGTTACTACTCTAAATAATAGGTTACCTGAACCAGCTCCTGAGAACGCCCCAGAACTTACAGCGTTGATAGTTAAGTCTGAAAGGAACGCTTCGTTATCCATTTCTTGACCATCAGGTCCGATAAGTTTTCCAGCACCTGCTGAAGAAAATCCTGAAAGTGCTAAAAGAACTTTTCTATATTCACCTGTTGTGTATCCTGATTGTACTAAAGAACCGTTAGACCATGCAACTGTTTGTACTGCGGTTGAAGTAATAGCAGTATAAGAACCTTTTGAATAATCGAAAAGACCTGCAGGATCTAATCCGGCTTCATTTCCTTCGTAAAATCTATCATAAAGGTTTTTACTTCCGTCAGTGTACCCTTGAGTAGGATCTGAATTTGGAGAAGTTGGTCCGCCGATTGGTGGATAATGATCAATAGAGTTTGATCCTGCCGCTTGATAACTTTGAATTTTAGGTACGAAGTAGAACAATTTACCGATAGGTAAGTTCATTGCTTGTACTGATACTAAATCATTAGCCAATAATTTAGAAAATACGCGTCTTACGATTGGGAAAACTACAGTTTCAAATGAACCTGAGCTATCAGTCGCAGCCGCTTCGTTAATTAGGTGAGATGCTTGATTTTCATATAATTGTGCCATGTTCTCTTTAACGTGTCCTTTAAGACCGTCTAGGAATCCTAATCTATCCCATTTGTTAATTGTATCTTCTTTGATAACTTTAAGGTGTTTCAAACCTATGTTACCAACAAGACCTGATTCTAATAATGCTCCCATTTTTTTATTTTTAATTAGAGTTTATTTTTTTTATTTTATGTATATAAATATACAGTTTTTTAAAAAAGTTTATTTTTATTTAATTTTTGTCATCAAATCCTTCATTCTCAAGAATTGTGGATTCTCATAAGTTTTACTTTCAATTAAATTAGCTGCGGAACCTGTTTGTGGTGTTTTAACAACTTTTCTCTGTATAGATTCAGTCACAACACCAACATTAGTATTTCCATCTAATTCTTTTTTAATTGATTGGTAAAGGTTTTTTGATTCTTTCAAAGACTCAACTCCGTCAAATCTTCTTAAAATATTTATTTTTTCTTGTTTTGTAGTTGAATGTTCTGTGAACAATCTTGTGGAATATGCTAAGTTTGAATTAAAGACCGCAACTTCATTTAATTTAGTTCTAAAGAAATCTAAAGCCTTTTTATATTCTTCATTTTTCTCTCTCAATAAATTTAATTCAACATCTACTGACTCTTTTCTTACTTGTTTAGGTGCGGTCACTCTACCTCTTTCAGCTCTCCTTCTATATGTCATAGTTCTTGATGCTTCTTTAGGTTCCATCATCATACCCTCGTTTTCTTCTCTGTCCCATCCTTCGAATTCCTCCTCATCCATTTCAGTTTCAGTAACTCCATGTTTGATTTTAGGGTAATTAAATTTAGGACCTTTAGATGATGTTTTTCCAGCATATTTTTTGTCTTCTTTAAAACCTCCCTTTTGTTTTTCGTAAGAAAATTTAGCTTTACCCACCCCAATTCCTTTATCCTTGAACGATTCCATTACATTTGCTAATTCGTCCATATCGACTTCGTATGTAGGTGGAACATTAGGTTGTTCAGACATCATAGAATCTCGTTTTTGTTCGTTGTATTCTTCTTCGCCTAAATCCTCGTACCAAGAAACGCCATCTACTTCTTCGTAAGTTTCACCCTCATTAAAATTTAATTCATAAATTGAATCGTCTTCTTCTATGTGAGTTTCTAAATTTTCAAAATCACTTCCAAACGTATCTAAATCTTCATTAAAATCTGCTTGAGGTACTGAATCTTCATTCAAAACTAATTCATACAAAACACTCTCTGCCATCGTTTGTCCCATTTGTGTTTGAGTATTTGTTTCATCGGCTCCCGTTCTTATAATATATTCATTTTCACCATCTTTAAGATAAAAATCGTCTTCATCTTTGGCAACAATAATACCATCTTGATCACCCATCGCTTTAAATACTTTAAGTACGTCACTCATAGGTGCAGATGTCATATCTAACGGAGGCATCTCATTATCACCCATCACAGGTTCTTGACCCATCATAGGCTCTTCACCCTCATCATCAACATCGACATCGACATCAACTTCAGGTTCTTCTGTTCCTTCCGGATCCTCTTCAGTTTCAACCTCAGCATCTACTTCTGCTTCAGGTTCGTTTTCTTCTTGTTCGCGAATTTTTCTTTTTTTAGAACCTAATGATTCTCTTACAAGTTCGCTGATTTCTTCCTTCATTGTTGAAGCAAGTATTCCTTTTGCGTTTTCGCTGATAGCATCTTCAACCGCTTTAATTTGTAATAAAGTGTTTTCAACTATCGATTTACTATTTTCCATGTTCTTCAATAAATTTGCATTACGCTAATCGTTTATTTATCAATAAATATATCAATGTTGTAAAAAGTTAGGGGTTTAGAAAAAATAGAATAAAATAAAAAAGGTGACTGTAAGGTCACCTCGAAAAACAATTTATATTTTTTTTAGTTTTTTTATTCGATTACTTCATCAATTTTACTTTCTACAACCGCAGTAATTCTCCAATCCATTTTGTAAGTTTCATAAGCCTTTGTGATTTTTGCTTCAACGTCTGTTGGTGAAAAGGCTCTAACCAATTTTTCTTCTTTAATTTTTTTGACTTTTCCTGTGTTTTCATCGACCATATCGGTTGTTACTCTTGCTACAAAATATTTTTCATCCATAATTCAATTTTTTTATTTATCCAAATAATCGGATAATCTTCTCATTAAGTCAACAGATTTACCTAAAGGATTTGATGAAATTTCTATATTTTCGTGCTCAGTAAGTTTTTCTTCATATTTTGGTCTATCTTCTTTATTTAAATAAAGATATGCTCCAGGTGTTGACGGAGAAGAAACTAAGTCAAAACAAATCAATTCAAAGTCATCCTGAACTTCATTTTGTTCCCCTTTTTTGACTAGTGATCCGACACCACGAGAAGAGACCCCCATAGTTACACCTTGTCTCATCATATTTGCCGCAACATCGCCTTTAGATGAAATAATACCTCTTTCATGAAAGCCTGGTGAAGTTAATAATTTAATTTTACCCATTAATATATTATCTTCCCACCATACGTCGGTTATGAGATGTGCAACCCTATCTAAATCAATAAGTGAAGATTCAGGGTGGTTAAGTTCGGATATCGACATACCGCGATTAATCATTTCCTTATATTTTTCTGCTTCCCTTTCAAGAATTTTTTTTGGGTATATTCTCCCGTTTCTATTTGGAACACCGTATTTTTGTAAAGTTGCATAAAAAACAAAGGGTTTAGAATAGTCTAACTGACCGTAAGATTCTTTTATTACTTGCCTGTTTCTATATTCATGTGGGTTAATAACTCCGGCATCCCATTCGACAAGGATGCCCTTACCTGTATCATTTGGTCCTAATATTTTCATAATGTTTTTTATGATAAATATTATATTAATTGTGTTTCTTTATTTTTTGTAAGGCTTAAAGTAAAATACTTTGATTTTTTTAAATCATCATGATATACTGATGATATGATTTTTTTTAATTTTGAACGTAAAATTAGTGATTTAAAATCTGTTTTATTATTATGAACAAATAATGTAATTTCTAAGTTTAAAAAACTTTTTTTGTTTCTTTGGATTCCGCTTGTTCTTAAATCTAAATCAACTATTTGTTTTTTTTCAAAAGTTGTAAAATCAACGACTTCCAATAATGTGTGTAAAATTTGTCTTTTAATTAATCCTGTTATTTTTGTCCAATTTTCCCCATCGACTATTGGTTCTACCCATGTTTGTAATACTATATACAGTGATCTTAATTCTTTTGAGTCCACTGTTCCGTAGTGACATTTTGCATCATCAAAAATGTTTAATTTTGATGTTTTTCCTTTTTTCATTTTTCATACCTTACAAGTTTATGTTTTTTACAATTATAATAAAATTTTTATATGTTGTCAAAATTTGAAAAATTACTTATATTTATATTTCAAACCAAAAAAATTTATGATTATAGTTGAAGTAAAAAATGAAAAGTCGATTGAGCAGGCCTTAAAGTTATATAAATTTAAAATATATAAAACTAAACAAATTCAAAAACTACAAGAAAGACAAGAATATAAAAAACCCTCCGTAAAAAGAAGGGCTCAGATTAAAAAAGCAAAATATAAACAAAAGAATCAATTGGATTCTTGATTTTTATCACTGTCGTATTTTTTTCCAAAAATAGACTCTGTTGAGGTTAATCCCAAAGACCCGAATGCTAATAAACCAACTACCTCAACCAATCCGTCGTTAGCACAATATTTACCTCCAGAAAACATAGAAACAAATAGTGCAATAACTAACGAAATAACACAAATAATTCCTGTAAATCTTTTTGAAGAAAGTGTTTGGGTGCCCGAACCGAGTAATGATTTGAAAAATTTTATCATAATCCTGAATTTAATTTTTTTAATTTATAATAATCATAATGACTACATTTAGATTCCTTAATCTTATTAATTGTTTCATTTATGGTGTTTTGTAAATCACTATCAGTTGATTCGTTAATAGACCCTTTCAAATTTTCCAACACCACTTTTTTCAAGTTATTGAAATTTTCTTTTAAATCCTCGTTAGTTAAATTTAAAACTTCTTGTAATTCTTTTTTATCGTTTTCATTTAAATTTTCAACTTCCTTTTTTAAATTTTGGTTAGCAATTTTCACCATAGAAGAAATTGGTATTTTTACACTTTTAGTAATGTTTTTTATTTTTTCTTCTTTTGTTATAATATTTTTAATATTTTTTTTGGATTCTAAAATTGACTCTAAATTTTTTATCCCATTTTTATAAATTGCATTGTCTATGTCTGAGTAATTATTTTCTATTGATTCATTCCAAGAGTTAATCCAAAGATTTAATTGGTTAATGTTTCTTGTTTGATTTTCTATTAATATTTGTGAATATTCTATAGATTCATTGATGTATTCATTTGCAATGTCTTCCGATATTCCGTTTTTAGATGATAAATCATCATAAATGTAGTATAACTCAGAAAGGTCTTTATTTTTTAAAACTAACCAATTGAATTCACTAATAAATCTTTTAAAACTTGATTTTTTAGCCAATTCTACCGCAGTATTTTCTATGTTTGTTTTGATGTTCCCAAAAGTACTCATAATATTTTTTATATATAAATATTACTTATCGATTAAATCTTTCAATTTTTTATCAATTAAGTCCAAAGATAGTCTTCCTTTAGATAAATCCATGTAGTCAGAACCACTAATTAAGGTTTCTTCTAATAATAAATCTAAATCTTTTCTAACTAATCTTTCTGTTGGCATTGCAGGTGGTGGTGGTGCTTCTTCTCCTGATTCAGGTGGTGGTGGTGCCCCTCCTTCAGGTGGTGCACCTGCTGCGGCGGCATCTCCCGCAGGTTCACCCTCTTTTTTACCATAAAGTTTGTCGATATTATCAAATAAACCTGTTTTTGTAATAACTTCTGCAGTTTTTTCTAACTCAGCATAAACTGCTCGCTCGACTCTTTGTTGTTGAACATCTAATCTGATTTCTTCATCCGAAAATCCTAATATATGTTTTTTAGCCCAAGATGCTGAAACAGGTGATAATGATTTTGCAATCTCTGCGGTCGCATCTTTATATAGTGTTATTTTTTCTTTCCAAATCTCTAATGACAATAATTCACCTTGTTTGGATGGGTTATTTAATGATAATGTAAAGTTTGTTAATTCATCTTCAAATCCTAATAAAAATAAATGTATAATTGCAATTTTATTTAATTCTGCAATCATAGATTTTTGTATTCTATTAATTGTTCTTGCAAATCTAATATCTAATAATGATAAATTTTTACCATCACCAACCGCTTCTTCAAAACCTAAATAAGCCTTAGGTATTCTTAATGCTGTAACTAATTTCTTTTGAATATATTCGATATCTGCAATTTCTGCCATGTTTGCAGCACCTGCCAATGTTTCTATAGGATTTGATGCTGCTGGATCTCTAACAGGAATAAAATAATCTTGGTCAACCGCCATTTGATTATATCTCATATCCACATTACCTGTCTTTGAATCTAATATTTGGTCTCTTTTAAATTTACTTGCAACTTTTTGTACGTATGCATCAACATCTTTGTCATCCATATTACCAACAAATACTTTAAAAACTCTTCTTTCAGGTGCTCTCGATAAACGATATATTAACATGGCATCTTCACATAGAAGTAATTGTTTCCAAATACGTCTCGCTTTTTCTAACATTGAAGTTCCGTATGGTAATTTTCTATCGTCACCTAAAATTCTAAAATGGCCAATTTCCCATGTGTTGAATTCCATGTTTTTTTCTTTCCAAACAAATTTTAACGCATCATTTTCCATTTCTTGTGAATACTTGTCGGGCTGGAATCTCATACCCTTTTCCAATCTTTCTATTTGGATATTTGGTAATTGTTGACAACCTACAACACCATTTTCAGGGTCCAATTTTAAATAAATAAAATTATCACCGAATTTACATGTGTTTCTTATCCACATAGGTAAATTAGTGTTTATATCTAACTTATTTGTAAAAAGATCTGTTAACACTTGTTTGATTCTTTTCGATTCTGAATAGACTCTTAAAATATAACCATCTTGGTCAGGTGTAGTCGATTCTTCAGCATATACATCCAAAGCGGCAGAAATCTCAGGAGTATACTCCATAGATTCATAATCATAATATGACGCCATTCTTGTTGGTTCATAATAAACCGCTTGTTGATATAAATTACTTTCTACTTTTTGCCATTGCTTACCAATGTACATTGTTTGTTGAGACTGTAATTTTTCAGTTTCATATTCTTGCTTGTTTGTTGTTTTTAATAATTCTTTTTTATCGAATTTAAAAACAGGTGGTTGTTGGTCCATTGTTGAATTAGGACCGAACACTCTACCTAACCTTTGCCAAACCGTATATTTTTCTTGTGCCATATTTTTTTTATTTTAAAAATAGTCAGATAAAAATTAAACTAAACTCTTTTTCCTCCGAATAACCATAAATACTTTTCATAATCACTTTTACTAACCTGACCACTAGAGTATTCGTGTAATCCTGTCATAACAGGTAAACCGGGATTAAAATTGGCCGAGGAATCTTTATATTCATTTTTATCCGTTGTCCACGAATCAATCATTGCCTTTGCGTGTTCCGTTGCTTTTTCTAATTTTGAAAAAGATGTTTCTGCAACATATAAAGCCATTGCTAATGACATAATCAAATCATCGTGTTGCCCTTTTTGGTGATCAGGCCTACCGTTTACATAAACAAATGTGTTTAATTCATTATATAATCTTTGAGACCTAACACCAAAATCGTGTCTTAACGCTTCTTCAAATGCCGCAACAATTTGAACTCTTTTGGAATTAAAATTAATTCCTGGTATCTTTTCGTTTGCTTTAGGGTCCCATTTCCATTTATCTGTGGGATTCACTCCATCGACATATAAATTTTTATATCCTAGTTCTTGTAGTTTTCTTGATGTTGCAACACCCATACCTCCTGTAATATCGGTCACAATAAATGCATTATACATGGTTGCCCATTTATATGCAATTTCTGCCACAACATCAGGTGGAACCTTTCCTAAATATTCCAAAACCTGTTCTCTTTCATCAAAATCAATAATAGTAAATGTTGTAAAATCTTCACTATCGCCTCGTGAAACGTCCATACCCATTATATATCGGTGATCGGCAACAGGTTCTTTCCATTGCCATAGAACTCCACCCATAAATTTATTTTCAGGTTCTTTAATATGTTTATCTTTAATTTTTTTCATAGTTTCTGCAGGAATTACATTATCTCCTGAACCTAAGAAGTTACATTCAAGTTCTTGTGATATTTTCCTTCTATCAAATTTTAACTTTTTAGCCATGGCCTCAAACCATGAACTATAAGCCTTATACCCACCATTTTCTATTTTTTGTTTAATTTCTTCAAAGTTTCTTTCATTAACTTTAATGTTACCATAATCAATGGTTATTTCTTCATCTTTATAGTCGGCCCTATTTAACATATAATGCACAATATCACGACATTTAATGAGTTTTAAATCTTTAGAATATCTAGGATCCCTAAACCAATACATTTCAGTAATTCTAAAGTCATTCATACCTTTAACAGACTGACTATATATAGAATAATAAATTGGGTCGAATCCATTTGGTGTTGATATTACTATAACTTTACCTCCGGTTGAAAGAGACGCCATACATGCAGACCAAAAGTCTTCGTCGGCATTAATATATGCCGCCTCATCAAATATCAATATAGTTGGTGTATAACCACGTAAAGCGTCTTTTGATGTTGCAACCGCCTTCACTTCACAACCGTTTGTTAGTTTAAAATGTCTTTGTGAGTTTTTTTCAACAGAAAAACCAACACCCATCCATTTCGGCCATTGATCTACAAACGCTCTTACTTTATTTGCCATCTCAACGGCAGTGTCCATTTTGTTTGCAATTATCAGGATTTTTTCAGGTTTTTCTTTTTTAGCAAATACCAACCTCTTTGATGCCCATGCTGATGTTACTGTAGAAACACCAGCCTGACGGTATTTTAATGCGATGTTCTCTTCGTAACTATCATAATCCTTTACTAACGTAACTTGGTCGATAAATAATTCTAACGGGACATATTTTGATTGTGTATTGTCGTAAGTTTGTAAATATGTTTTAAGTGCGTAAGGAGTATCATTTACACATTTGGCGTATTCCAATAAGGCTTGTTCCCTTGATAAAGACATTCATTATCTTTTAATACTTTTAATTGTTCTTAATAATTCACCTTTTGTTGTATGTGGAGGTAAATAATCTTCAATAAGTCTTAAAATGTTTTCTTCAAGTTTTTTTACATTTTCTTTTGACTCTGTTTTTTTCTTGTGTTCTGAACCTTTAAAACCACCGATGTTTTTTGCAAAATTTGCCATTTTAACAACCGCAGGATCATCTGATTTCATTGCTGCTGAAATACATTTTTTAGTAACTTCACCGTCAGAATCCAAACCTTCTTTTTTACACCATCTACCGAATTTGCCTTCAGTTCCTTTTTTTTCTATTTTTTTAGTTGCTTTTTGAATAAATTTTTCTGAACCTTCTTTTGATTCAACTTTTTTTGGTAAACCTTTGTGTTTTGTTGACGCAAAATCTTTAACATCTTTAGGATCCATCTCTTTGGCTTTTTTTCCTGCTTCACCTTTTTTAGGTATTTCTCCTTTTTGCATACCTCTTACAATACCAAAAAACTGTTGTTGTTTTTTTGATTTTGCTCTTTCCGTTACTTCCCCTTCAGATTGGGGTATGCTATAGGAACCATCAGGATTTTTAAACTGTGCTATTTCTTCGGGTTTATATTTTGTTGCGGTAATAGTTTTTGTTACTTGTTCGGCCTCTTTAGGTTCCTTTTTTACCTTTTTAGTCTTTTCATACAACAAATTTAACTGACCTTCAGTTAAGTTTTCTAAAGTTGAGATAGAAAACCCTTCATGTAGTAGTCTAACCATTTTAGGATTCATATGTTTCATCTTGTACTAAGTTTTTTTCCCATTTTAATACGATGTCTCGTTCATATAATTTGTTTTCAACACTTTCAACACTTTCTCCGTATTGAAAAACAAGTCTTTTTCTTTTATTAATTAATATCTCATCACTATCACTCTTTTCCCACGCTAAAGATATAACACCGTCAATTGCGTCGTAAACACCAAAATAATCCGAGTTTTGAATTAATTCTAACTCAATTTCTGAATTTTTTAATGCCCCAACTCTTTTTATATAGTTAATATCAGGAGGTGATGGTTTTCCTGATGCCGGTTCTGCATCCCAATCATCTCCCCACACGTCATCTAAATCAGAAAATATAAACTCATATATATTATCACCTTTATAGTTAGGACCTAATTCATTAACATAAACTAAATTCATATAACCCTCCCTCTTGGTGTTATTCTATATTGTTTTCCTTCAACAACAAAAACTAAATTTTCTTTATTTGTTTTACCAATAAATTTAGCGTTTTTATATTTTTTGTGAAATTCGTTTGCCGCTTCTAATTGTGATAAACTTTCACTTAATTTTACAAATTCTTTTTTTACATCAAGTCTTTGTAGTTTTTGTTTTAAGAAGTCTTTCTTTTTCTTTTCTTCTAAAATTGGTTTTTCTTTTTCAGAAATTTTGAAGTATGATTTTAATAATTTATCTACTTTTGATTCCATCATATTATTTGCTGGTGGTGGGGGTGGAGTACCTCCCATATCATTACCCATATCCATATTATCTTCTATACCTGTATCTTCATCTCCTAAATCCAATTCTCCTGCACCTTCTTCACCATACTCATCAGACTCGTCAAATTTAGAGATTATATCATCTTTATCGTCTTCGTCTAAGTTTTCAAGTTCTAATGCTGAAATTATTGAATTTAAAACATATTTAATGTCTTGAGAATCCATACCCTTTTCTTTTTCAAAGGCACGAATTTTTTGACTTAATCTACCTGTTAATTTTTGAATTGATTTTAAACCAGTTGGTCCTTGTGGCTCTTCTTCACCTTCGTCTTCCATTCCTATATCATCCATAGGGGGTGGAGGTGTTTCAGCCATTCCCATATCATCTGTTGGTGGCATTCCCATGTTATCATCATTGGGTGATCCCATATCGTCTGTTGGTGGTGTTCCTGTATCACCAGTAGGTGGTGCACCCATATCCATATCACCGGCAGGAGGTGCAGGTGGTGCACCCATATCCATATCACCGGCAGGAGGTGCAGGGGGTTCAGAAGACGCAGGTGGTGCTCCCATATCACCAGTAGGAGGTGCTGGTGGTGTGGTTTCTCCAGCGGGTTTATCTGCTTTTGGTTTAGGAAGTTTTAATACGAATTTTTTTTTTAAGTCAGTTTGCTCACCAATTAACGAAATATTTTCATCATAACCTGTAACTCTATTGATTTCAGATGCCATCAAGTTTAGTTTTTTCATAGCTTCAGAATATGACCTGTAGTGTTTTCTGTGTCTCATAATATCAACATAATCCATTGTTGATTCATTCAATCCACTTTTAATTATATAACCTAATTTTTCTTTAACTATACCATAAGTCTTACCGTCAGCCAAAGTTATAGTATAATCAACTGATGAAACTTCGTTGACTAAATTTTTAGGTGTTTCTTTATATCTAGCAATCTCCATGATACGGTTAATTTTTTCCATACCTTGTAATTTTTCACTACCTAAAGGTTTTAAATCTGCCATTTTTTTGTTTTTTTAATTGTTTAGTCCATTAAATCCGCCAAGAGCAACTGCATTACACTGTTTTGCCTGTTGGTTATTTGCGTCTGTCCATTCAGGTTTAGGTGTAGTAAATGTTACTACTTGACCTACCGTATCACCTGTTCCAGGGACATACCCTACTACTACGGTGTTATAATAATTATCTGTACAAGCAGTTGTCGGCATAGTTTTTTATATATAAATATATCAATAAATAGTAATTTATTTAGTATTCTTTATTTTCTTGTTCTAAAGATAGTTTTTTATCTATAAACTCGTTTTTAAAGTTTTCTAATTTTCCTATATAACCGTTTCTTCTTAAAAATTTAAAGACCAAATTTTCATAAGAATATTCACCCTCTTTTTGTAATCCACAAGTTCTATATTTTCTTAATTTTTCTCTATATTTTTTTACAAGTTTAACAGCATCTTCAATATCTTCATCTTCGGCATTTTCCAAAACACCATCAATAATATCCATCCATTGGTCAACTTTGGTCATTAATTTTTTCTTATCTACTTTGAAATTTTCTTTTTTTGGTATTTTTAACCACTCGTCATTTAATAAAGAATAAACCCCTTGACTTTCATTTTTTTCATTTGCGTCTTGTACATATAATTCCGTTTCAGAACCCTTTATAAAAATGTCGTGAGCTGCGTTAAACACTGTTTTTTTAAGTCTGAACAACTCTTCTGTCATTTCTCTATTTTCTGATTCATCAAGATCGATTAATATATGGATGTCAAAATCGGAAAATTCACTCCAATTGTAACCAACAAGTGAACCTACAAAAATGACATCTTGAATAAAAAGATCCGTATCTAAAAATTCAATAAAAAGATTTGCAACTCTTAAAAGTCTTTCTCTAATTTCAGGTTTTAGTTTTACCGTTTTTGGATTGTCGGAATTATCCCACACATTTGGGTTAAATTCGTCTTGAAGATAAAAACTATTTATTATTTTTTCAGAACTTGCCATGTATATAAATATGGCGTGAAAATTATTTATCTAATTTTTTGTATTTGAATGTTTTTGCAATTTGGGTATTGAAAAATTTACCTTGGGAATCCGATAATCTAAACTGTGCGTAGATATTATGGGGGACCTCATCGTATTCGTATTTAAATCCGTTTTTGAACTCCACTATTAATTTATTAGATTCGGTGTCGTATATAGTTGTTTTAAGGTTACTTGATTCTATTTCACAAGTAATTTTGGTTCCGTTAATATCAGTTCTTTTAATTGCCATAATTTTTTATTCTAAAAATATTAGAAAAGTTTTTTAAATCAAGAAAAATGATTATATTTGTAGTATAATTATTCACCTAAAAAATTAAACCTCATGAAAAATTTGATTTTAACTTTATTATTTACAATCGCATCACTTAATTTAATGTCCCAATCAATTTTTGTGATTGTTTCCAGTTTTAATTTTTCATCATCTTTTGGTAATGTCGGTGAAAAAAATTTATTAGGTAATGGATTTAATATTGATATAAATCAAACTTTTATGATTGATTTTGATAAAAAAATAATTACAACTAAACTAGGTAAATTCAAAAGTGTTGATAAAATATTATCAATTGATACGATTAGTTATAACGTATTTAATATAAAATACAATGAGGGATCTTCAGACCCCTCATCAAAAATATATATTAGTTTAACTATTAATCTTAATAAGAATGAAAAAAGTGTAAAACAATTTTATTTTGAAAAAGATTATAACTCAACGACTTTAAAATTTGCAAATAAAAATAATTTACTTATCTTAAATTAACAACCTATTTCTCTCTTTACTGTTCTCATAATAGTTTGAAGAGTCGCTTTTAAATTCGCATCTTGAATATTATTGATTGTTTTTTCACTTACGTCATATCTTTTACCGCCACCATTGAATTGCATTGTGAAAAAACATTGTTCTCCATTAGGTCCTAAAGTGCCTCTACCTTCAATAGTGTATGTTATTTCGCCCACTTCGAATGTGGCACCAGGCTCATACGCCTCATTTATAACCCCTTTTGATTCTTTAATAACTCGTCTTACAATTCTTGTAAGATCTGATTCTGTTAATCTAATAACTCTTTTCATAATTTTTTTTGTTATTTTTATTTTTTTATTATCTTTTTATAATAAATATAACGATTAATAAAAAAAACCATAAATCAAAAAAAAACCCATCCTCACGGACAGGTTCAAAACTAAAATAAGAACATTTTTATTTTAAACTTCTAATTTTATCTCTTAATTTGATTGCATTTTCAAAATCTTGTTTTTTTAAACATTCATCTAGTTCTTTATTAAGTTTTGTAAATTCTTCTTTATTTTTCTCTAAATTTTTAATTTTGTCTCTGAGTTCTACCGCCTCCTCAAAATTTTGTTCATCAACTGCAATATCAAGTTTTTGTTTTAATAATGATATTTCATCTTGTTTATTCAGTCCTCCTCGTTTGTTTGTAATGTAAGTAAATGAAATACTACCATCTTCGGACTTATAGTTTTTTCTTTCCCAATTATCACCATTAAAAAATGGATCTGATGACCATAGTTCATTAAATAATTTTTCAAAATTTCTACTAAACATAATTTTATTTTATTTATAAGTTTATTTTGGTAAGATTTTACACCAAATAAATGCCAAATAAGTAAATTTTAATGTTTTCAAATTATAACATGACAAAATGTCAGTATATCTGACATGATGACAAAAAAATAAAAAATATTGATTATTGGTCTTTATTTAATTAACTTTTAAACAAATAAAAAATTAAAAAGATTATTATGATTGAATCATTTGACGATATGGAAAAATCAAAAAATAAACAAACAGAAACAAAAACTAAAACCCCTGTTTTAGATAACTTTTCAAGAGACCTTATAAAACTAGCTGAAGAAGGAAAATTAGATCCTGTTGTAGGTAGAGAAAATGAGATTAATAGAATTGCACAAATCCTTTCAAGAAGAAAGAAAAATAACCCTATTATATTAGGTGAACCAGGTTGTGTTTTAGGCGATACTTGGATTGAAATTGAAAAAGTTTCTGACGCAGATAGTCACAATATTGAAACTATGTGAAATAAAAAAAATTAAATAAAAAATATGAAAATTAAAATTGAAGAATTTTTTAACCTTGTAAAAAACGAAGGTGGGACATACAAAATTAAAACTCCGTCGGGTTATAAACTTGTTGGTAATTTATATAAAAAACAAAATAAAAATTGTTTTAAAATAAAACTATCAAACGGGTCTGAACTTTCAGGATCTGAAGACCATTTAGTTGAAGTTGGGCAAACAAGTGATAATGATTTTGTTGAATTTATGAATGATTCATATTGGTTAAGATTAAAAAATTTAAATGTTGGAAACTCAATTTATTTTGAAGATAATAACCTACATGAGGTTATTGAGAAAGAAGAGATTGGTGTTCATAATACTTTTGATCTTGAGGTGTTAGATAATGAAAGAAAATACATATCAAATGGTGTGGTTTCACATAACTGTGGTAAAACGGCAATTGTTGAAGGTTTAGCAAAGAAAATATTTGAGGGTGATTGTCCTCAAAATTTATCAGGTAAAAGGATTGTTTCATTAGATATGACATCAATTGTTGCTGGAACAAAATATAGAGGACAATTTGAAGAAAGAATGAAAGTGATTATGGAAGAATTATACAATAACCCCGATATTATAATTTTTATTGATGAAATCCATACAATGATTGGTGCGGGAAATGCCTCAGGATCGATGGATGCTTCAAATATATTTAAACCTGCACTTTCAAGAGGAGAACTACAATGTATTGGTGCAACTACTTTAGAAGAATATAGAAAAAATATTGAAAAAGATGGTGCACTTGAAAGGAGATTCCAAAAAGTAATGGTGGACCCTTCAACAAAAGAAGAGACCTTACAGATACTTCAAAATTCAAAAGATAGATATGAAGATCACCATAAAGTAACTTATAGTGATGATATATTAAAACTATGTGTTGAGTTAGCGGACCGTTACATCACAGATAGAGAGTTTCCTGATAAGGCGTTTGATATTATTGATGAGGTTGGAGCTAGATCACAAGTTGAAATAAAATTACCTGAAATTATTGAAGATTTAAAAAGACAGGCTCAAGAAATCAAAGAAGAAAAGGTTATAGTAATAAACAGTCAAAGATACGAGGAAGCGGCAAATCTTAGAGATAAGGAAAGAAAAGTTTTGAATGATTTAGAAAGAGAAAAGGCGGAATTTGAAAAAAATAGAAATTTATTCAAAAGAGAAGTTACAGAAGATATTGTATATGATGTCGCGTCACTTATTACAAAAATACCAATATCAAAAATATCAACAGATGAGACAGAACAATTAAAAACACTCAAAGATACGCTATCAACAAAAGTTATTGGTCAAGATGATGCAGTTGCAAAAATATCAAAAGCAATACAAAGAAATAAGGTCGGATTAAATGACCCTAAAAAACCAATATTTAGTGGATTATTAATTGGTAATTCAGGTGTTGGTAAAACTGAGTTGGCTAAGCAATTAGCGAAACATATGTTTAATACTGAAGACGCACTTATTAGATTAGATATGAGTGAATTTTCAGATAAGATTGCAACATCAAAACTCACAGGAACATCACCAGGCTATGTTGGGTATGAAGATGGATCACCATTTTTAAATAAAATTAAAAACAAACCATATTCTGTTATTTTGTTAGATGAGATTGAAAAGGCACATCCTGAAATATTTAACGTATTTTTACAAATGTTAGATGAAGGATTTTTAACTGATGGTCACGGAAGAAAAATCAATTTCAAAAACTGTATTATTTTAATGACATCTAATGTTGGAACAAAGATAGTTCAAGATTTTGGTACAGGTGTTGGATTTGCAACAAATTCAAAAGTTGAGAAAAAGGAAGAGGAGATAAAATCTCTATTAGAAAAAGAATTATTTAAAAAGTTTGCACCTGAATTTATAAATAGGTTTGATGAAATTATTTATTTTAAAGATCTTAATGAGACCGACCTATTAAAAATTGTTGATTTGGAACTTGAAAAAGTGTATGAAAGAGTTTCTTTAATTGATTTTGAATTGGAGGTCGATGAGACATTAAAAAAACACATTATAGGTGTTGGTACTGACACTAGATTCGGTGCTCGTATATTGAAAAGAACCATTCAAAAGTGGGTCGATGATGCGGTTACTGATAAAGTAATTAGTGACAACCCTTAAAAAGGTTCAAAATTCATTTTATCATATAACGAAAAAGATAAAAAAACTGAAGTTAAAATAAAAAAACCAACAAAACGTAAAAAATAGTTTTGTAAATATTAAAAGTTTTTATATATTTGTATTATAATCATTTAATAAACTATTTATGAAAACTTTTTTTTTATTTTTATTAGTATTCACATCCTTTTTTTCATTTTCACAAAAAATCATATTTGAAATATATAGAGTTGATTTATATGGTAAATTAGGTCGGTCCTCGTTTCAAACACCAATTTGTGATTACACAGAAACAGAAAAAGACATAAAACTAAAAGAAATTTTTATATTTGATTTAGATTCGTCTTTACTTAAAATAAGTTCTTACCCTAATACTGAAACAGAAATAAGAACATTCAAGATTGATAGTGTTATCAAAAATAATGATAGTATTACAGTGGAATCAAAAATAAAATTAAATAAAAAAGAAATATCCTATAGTTTTATCGCAAAATTTAATATAGATGATAACGATTCATACATTCATCTTTTATTTTATGATATTGTAAATAATGAATCAACATTGTTAATTGTAAATCATTTTAATTTACGTAAATAGAAAACCCACCCTTATTGGGGTGGGTTAATTTTATTATTTTATTGGGTTTATAATCCCCAACCTTTACAAAATAGTTCTCCTTTATCACTTAAATCTTGAGAGCTAGTGTTATCAAAAGTTTCTTGATCTGTTCCAGGAGCATAAAATGCAATATTACTTAGAAAATTATCCATTATTTTTCTTTGATCGTAAAGGTAATCCATTCCAATAAATCCTTGTTTTGCCCTAACAAATGTACAAATTGTTTTTCTGTCACCCGGTTGAATATCCGTTGGTGTTGTCCTTGTGTAAAGAGCGTTCAGTTCACCTCTTGTTGCAAGAACTGGTCCACATTTTTTTTTATCTTTTAAATACGCAACACATCTCTCCTTAATCCATTTTTGAATCATTGGACCTGAAACTGTAGTATTGGCATTAAGATTTTCTTTAGTTCCATTAAAACCAGATGTTTTTTCTATAAATCCGTAAGTTGAACTTATATCTGCGTCTGGACTAGTTGATGTAGGACATTTACAATCAAATGACGATTTCCATGTCGTTGACGGTCCTGTTTTAGGTGTTCCAACTAACATTGCGGTAGATGCCCCTGTATCGTGATTAAAAGTAACTCGTACCTTTGTTGTAAATTCATTAGTATTAACCTTGAGGCTTGTTATTATGTTTTGATCCACAGGAAAATTAAGATCCTTTTCAACACCGGATGTTGGGAATGCTGGTGTTGTGTCTGGTGTTTGTTCATTCAAATAATGTCTACCCGATGTCCTATAATGCATCTCAAGAATCCTTCTTTTTTCAGATTCGTTTAAACTTGATAAAATATTTTTCATAAAATTTGTATTTTATTAATAAATATATCTTTTTTTAAAAAATAGTTTTGTAGATATAAAAAGTTTTCGTAAGTTTGTATTATAATTATTTAATATAACTCATATGAAAATTTTTATTCTTTCTTTATTTTTATTTATGACTTTATTTTCTGTTTGTCAAACACAAGAACAAATTAAATCTTATTTCAATGAGGTTGCTTATGGTAGTGATCAAATGAAAGGTGATAATACTAATAAAATAACAAAGTGGGATAAAGATATTAAAATGTATTTGGATGGTTACTACACTAACCAAGATTTAATCAATGTAAAAAGTCTAATAACAGAATTAAATACATTAATTGGTAGTATAAAAATTACAATTGTAAAAAATAAATCGGAAGCAAATTCAATTGTTTATTTTGGTGATTTTAATAATTTTAACTCTAAATATGTTTATAATCAGTTACAATACGTTAGTTGTAATGGGTATTGTTTAATTTATAGTTATAGTGGTACTATTATTATCGATAATGTAAAAATTTTTATTAGAAATGATGTTTCATCTTTAGATAAAAAACATGCAATAATTGAAGAAATTACACAATCGTTAGGTTTAGCAAACGACTCTTGGACTTACGAAGATAGTATCTTTTACGAAGGTTACACCACAACACAACAATTATCTAAAATAGATAAAGAAGTTATTAGAATGTTATATAAATAAAAAAAGGAACCAAATTGGTTCCTTTTTTTTTATTATTGTTTTTTTATTTAAAGCTTTGGGAAGCCTTAGCTTGTTTTTCACCTAATTTTCTTACCGCTTCTGCAGTCGTTACTCCCGCATCAACATACGGTTTAATTTGTGTTACTCCACCCGCAACTCTACCTGTTCCTTGTCCTGCACCATCGGCGGTAGAATAAAAAGGTTGTGCAATACCACCACCCATACTTGACGGGTTAGTTAATTCTTTTTTCATTTTAAAAGAAACACCTGAAACTTTATCAGAACTATCTATTATAACCTCAGCACTAAAGGCGCCAATTGAATCTAATTCGGCTCTTGTTAAAATAATTTGATCCTTTCTAGTCATTTTATATTCTTGAGCTAATGTTTGAGTTGTTGTACCCTTCGTCTCTGTACAGTATTTAGTAATCATTGGTGCTGTCATTGCCATTGTGTCTAATGTTTTTGCAGTACAATCAACAGTTACTGTTACTTGTTTTGTTGTTTGTTCAGATATAACCCTTCTTATTAATCTATAAAGTTCTGATTCCGTTAATCTAATTTTTCTTTTCATATTATTTATTTATTGTTTTGTATATTTAACTTGTTGTATTTTTTTCTGTGATGCCTGACATTGTAATTTACAAGCGGCCATAAATTCATTATATTCAGGACTACCTTTTTTGAAATATAGGTCGTAATATTGTGCGCTTCCCGCTAAATTAGTACCCTGAGCTACACAATTATATGTAGGTGTTGCTATTAAATTTTGCATTTTTGGGTCCTCTTTCGGGTTTTTCATTTCAATATAAACCGAACTAACAATTTTATTACTGTCAGACCCACTAACATTAACTTTAGATCCCCCAAAAGAAGCAAGTTTATCATTAATAACACTACTTCTCCAATCAACCATGTTACTAACGTAGGTATCTAAAGGTGTTGTACCTGCACCTGCTTGTGTGGTTGTTGTATTTTTAGCTGCTGGACATAAATTAGCCAATAAATCGGCCTGACTAACAACAATACCATTAACCGTTTTTGCGACACAATCCAATTGAACTGTTTTATTTTCAACAGCCTCAAATAAAAATGATTTTTTATTTGTATGCATCTCTAAAATCCTTCTTTTTTTATATTCATTTAAACTTGATAAAATATTTTTCATATTTTTTGTTTTTATTATATAAATATACTATCTTTATAAAAAAATTAAATGAACATAAATAAATTCAAAGAAATATTATCTGTCCCTTCTAAAACATATCAAGAAGAAGATATGGTAGAATATCTTTGTAATGAATTAGACACAATTCCAGGCGTCTCCTACTACCGAGATGGTATGATGAATATATATGCAACTAAAGGTGAATTAAACGAAGGTGAATTTTATCCAATGTTTATTTCACACACGGACACCGTTCATCATAAAGTAGATAAAATCATAGTAAAAGAAGAAAACCTAATTAGACCAAATACATTTGGTAAATCGTTTGGTAACGATGAGGTTCCATGTTTAAAAGCTTACACCGAAGACGGTAATCCAACAGGTATTGGTGGTGATGATAAATGTGGTATTTTTATTTGTTTAGAGTTATTAAAAACATTAGATAAAGTAAAAATTGGTCTTTTTGTTTCAGAAGAAACAGGTTGTCACGGTTCTTCAAAATGTGATGAAAACTTTTTACAAGATGTCGGGTATATCACACAATACGACGCACCTGGTAATCACTTAATCTCCGAGATATGCTCGGGAGTTCGTTTATTTGAACGTGATAGTGAATTTTTTATTAAATCAATTGACGCTATTGAAAATGCATTTAAAAATGAAATGCTTGTTCAATCTCACCCTTATACAGACATATCACAGTTAAAAAAGAAAATTGATGTTTGTTGTATCAACATGTCATGTGGTTATTATAACATGCATTCAAATCAAGAATTTGTTTCAATAGAAGATGTTGAAAATGCAATTACAGCAGGATTAAATATGGTTAAAGAATTGGGTTTGAAAAAATATAAGTATGAATATAAACCAATTGTATATACACCACAAACAGTTATGAACTCATTACTTCAATTTGAAGACGATGAAGAAATTGAGGATTACCCTGTTCATCAATTAGAAAGCATCGATGTTATTGAAGAAAAAGATGGTATTACAATATCAGATATTTTTTATGGTAATTCACTTTTTATAAATGATGATGATTTGGTGTATTTATATGAGATACTAAAGGAACGTCTTATTTCTAAGTATTGAAAATCTATCAAGGTGCTCCATCATATTAAATAATTTTTCGTTATAAATTATATTAATTATTCCATCAATATCTGTTTTTCCTACCTTAGTGTTCCATTCATTTGGTTTTTTAATTTTATATGTAATTTGACCTGTAGATGGATCTATAACATCTATAAGAATTTGGTATTTTTTATCTTTTGTTGAGATCCAATTATTAATTCCTCCAATTTGAGATACTTTATCTATAATTTCTTTATATTTTTCATTATAATTTTCAGTATTAGTTTGTATATCCTCTAATTTTCTTTCTAATACTTCTTCAACACCACTATTCCAAGTACTTTCAAATTTTTCGGCGTCCCAAAATTGATACTGCATTTCATAATACTCAGGTAAATGTGAAATATTTTCTTTTTTAATTGCATTAAATAGTAGATCTAAAAAATTATCTTCGTCGGTACCAAAACGAGCAAATAACATTACACAAGAAGCCCAATCCATTTCATATTTCCAAAAACAATATTTTTGACTATATCTTTCAACACCAACATTTCTTAAACAATCACAATATGTATCTTCAATTCCTTT